ATCTTAAATTTTTGGATAGTAATACTTTAATAACCCCAAATAGCCATTTGTAATGGTATTCTTATTGTTGGACCATGTGTCTCTACCCCTACTTTTTAGGAGAAATCAGTGGCAAACGCTGAAATTAATTTTGACCCTACCAATAAGTTGCGTACCTCAAGCCCCCAGGCTTTGATTGATACTGACTTTGAGTATGGTACACAGGTCTCCAAGTGGGAAAACCTTGCTATGACCAACAACCGCCCATTTGCTTACGCTAATCCTACTTCACTTGCAGTAACAGCTATGACTATTACTGGACGTACTGTTACAGTAAGCACTACATCTCCGCCAACAGTTGGCACTCCTGTTATTATTAATGACTCATACTTGTCTATTGCCAATGGCGTATTTGTAGTTGAAACTGTTGTTGCTAGCACAAGTTTTACTTATACGGCTCGTGCTACAAGTAGTCTTGCTGGTGGCACATCAATTTTTGATTCTAATAAAACTTCTGTTACTCCAGGAATATATTACACAGCTAGCCAAATTAATCAAACTAATTTAACTGGTACTTCTGCTGTTGGTGTTAATAGTATTACCTCTGATAATTCAGCCAATACCTCTAAAATTACAGTTGCTATGGCTAATGCTCACGGCCTCTCTTTAGGTAATGAGATTCAAGTTGCTTCGGCAACTACTGCTGCAACGGGCGCATTAGGAGCATTTTATGTTGCTCAAGTACTCAGCCCTACTTCATTTGCGTATTATGCTCGCTCTCAAGTAGCAGCAGCCGTTGGTGCTACAGCAGATTTTAAAATTTATGCCCGTACGCAAGGTCAAGTTCTTCATCGCCCATTTGATGGTGGAGTTATTTTCTCATCTAATGCTGGCTCTAACTACGAGTCACAAATTCGACAGACTCGACGTTACTTCCGTTACCAATCTGGTAAGGGTATTCAACTGTCTTCGGGTACTATTCTTAAACCTAACTTCCAAATCGACAAATTATCATACGCTCAATCCACTGGTCTTATTACTATTACGTTTAAAGATGTTCACAACATTCAAACAGTTCCACCAGATGCTCAAATTACAATTGCTAATGCTAATGAACCTGCTTTTAATGGTACATATTTTGTTACTAATGTTGTTAATTATAATACTGTTACAGTTACTCCAACTGCAGGTAAGTTTACTGCTGACGCCACAGCCTCAGGAAACTACTACGTATCAACTTCAGGTTGGTATGGGGCCGTTAACCGCCTTGGTATTTTTGACCAGCAAAACGGTTTGTTCTTTGAATTTGATGGACAAACTCTTTACGCAGTACGCCGCAACTCAACTTATCAATTGTCAGGTCGTGCTAACGTAGTTGGTGGTTCAACTTCTGTAACAGTTAGTTCTTTAGCCACATTTGCTAATGCGGTATACACCAAGCAATTAACTGGTGGGGACTATGTTGTTATTAAGGGTCAATCATATCGTGTAGAAAGTGTTCAAAATGATAGTAATTTTACTATCTCACCTGCTTACCGTGGTGCTACAGCAAACAACGTCATTATTTCTAAGACTATTGATACTAAAATGCCACAGTCGCAGTGGAATCTTGACACAATGGACGGCAATGGGCCATCAGGATATAGATTAGATTTATCTAAAATGCAAATGTTCTACATTGATTACTCATGGTACGGTGCTGGGTTTATTCGTTGGGGACTTCGTGGAACAAACGGTGATGTACTTTATGTCCATAAAATGGCTAATAATAACGTTAACCAAGAAGCATACATGCGTTCAGGTAACCTTCCAGGTCGTTATGAATCAGGAACTATTCCTCCAGTAACCAAGGTAACTAACGCGGTTGCTTCAACTGACACAACAATTACTGTAGCCGATACTAGTGCATTCCCAAGCACAGGTACTCTTTACATTAAAGACTACCAATATGTAGAATATGTATATTACAAAGGTAAGACTCCAACCACATTCCAAAATGTTGTACGCGCACAGGCTGGTAAAGGTACTGGAGCGCTTCCTATTACATCAACCACTGCTGCTGGTTCTAATACAATGACTGTTGCTACTACAGATGTTCAGATTGGGCAGCGCGTTATTGCTACAAGTGCAACGGCTTTGTCAGATGGTACCTTTGTTACTGCTATTGGTTCAGGAACAGTTACACTTAGCCAAGCGGCATTATCTGCTGATCCAAGTGTTATCTTTGTTTCTATGAACGATGGTAATGCTAAAACGTTTACACCAGCAACTAATCCAGTTACTGTTGAACTTGCTTATCCAACACTAGCCCCAACAATTTCTCACTGGGGTACATCGGTCATCATGGACGGCCGTTTTGATGATGATAAGTCTCTTGTGTTTACTTATGGTCAGACTTCATTTACTACTATTGCTGCTGGAACTTCAAAAGGTTTGTTTTCTATTCGTGTTGCTCCATCAGTTGATAATGGTCAAATTGGTGCTTTTGGTGCACGAGAACTTATTAACCGTATGCAATTAACGTTAAGAAATTTAGGTATTTCTACTAAAACTGCTAACGCAAACATGCTTGTACGTGCTTATCTAAATGGTGTTCCAAGTAGCGCTACAACTTGGACCAATGCTGTAGGTGATATTGCTGGTACTGCAAACTCTAGCCTTGCACAAATTGCAGATTACGCTGCTGGGTCTACAACAGTTTCTGGTGGTGAAATTACCGCAGGTTTCTTAGTGGCTGGAACGGACCGCCTTGATTTGCTAGATGTGCGTGATTTAGGTAACTCTGTTCTTGGTGGCGGAGGAGCTAATTCAAATACTCAAATATACCCTGATGGTCCTGATGTTTTAACTATTGTGGTAACTAATTTAGGTGGTTCATCTATTGATGTGCTTGGTCGTCTATCTTGGACTGAAGCACAAGCGTAATTATTTGTAGAATAAGGTGTCTTAATGAAATATTTTTCATTTAATTCAAGCACTAAAAAATGGCAATCTATAAATGCTCCGCTTCCTTTGCCAGCACCAGTTATTAAGTATGATACAAGCGGCTCTTCTGACAACGTATTTACTCTAACCTCTACCTCATTCGCAAATGTAACAACAACTGCTCAAGGAACTGTTCAAGTTTCCATTACTTGTCCATACGATTTATACGCAATTGTTGATTACTCTGCTTGGCTTACTGCTGGACCAAACTCTTCTTCTGAAAGTATCCGAGTATCTACGACTGCAACTGGTACAACAACTTGGTCTCCTGGTGGCGCTAAAGGTTGGGGTAATGCATTGTATACAACTGGTCTTGCAGCCAATGGTTCTGGGCAAAGTGCTTCAAGTAGTTTCACAACTTTACTAAACGCTGGTACAACAACTATTACAATGCAGGCGTACAGAAGCGCAACTACACTTACAACAGCAAACATAAGTTTTCCTTATTTGTCTGTTACTCCAGTTACGTGGGCATAGTAATGGCTTGTAGAACAGGGTGTCCAACCCAAGACCACGCTGATTATGGCGAGTGTTTATTTGCTGCTCGTATTAATATAGATAAAACTAGTTTGAGGCCTTAATGAGTAGAGCGTACACCCCAAGCGGGCGGTTTGACACAGATTTTGAAACCAATGAAATCCATGACGCTATTACTAAAGACCTTACTAATCCAGTAGGTACTACGGTTCAATGGTTTGTATGGAACTCTTCAGCTTCTAATGTTGACCCAATTTATGACGTTGGATCAAACTATTTAACTAGTACTACGGGCGCAAGCATTAATACCACAATGTCTGGAACTGTTGGAACCACGGCTATTACTGTTGTTTCTACTGCTGGAGTAACTGTAGATATGGCAGTTAACGGCTCAGGTATTGCTAAGGGTACTCTAGTTAAAAGTATCTCTGGAACAACAATAACGCTGACTTTACCTAACGTCAACAACATAGCTGCAGCTACAGCTGTAAACTTTACAAGTGATGGTCGTCAATGGAAAACCCCTGTAGATGTTCCTGCTATTCGTGCTGTTGTTAAACAAAGTCAAACTAACCTTATTGAAGAAGGTTTTTACAATGCTGACCGTTTGCATTTAACAATTGATAAAGAAATACTTTCTTCTTTAATTCCAGGTGTTTTAGATGATCCAGACCCATTAAATCGTGACCGTATTGTTTGGAAGGGTCAAGTATACCGACCTCTTATGAATCAATTATTAGGTATTATTTCTGAAAGATTTGCTATTATTAGTTTTGAATGTCAACAAATTATGCCTGAAGAACTGGTTAATGATCCACAGTTCCAGGCTTATGCTAACTAGGAAAATACTATGACAGAAAAATGGCAGAAAAAAGAAGGACAGAATAAAAAGGGTGGCTTAAATGAAAAAGGCCGTAAGTCTTACGAGTCCTCACACCCTGGCTCCGATCTAAAAGCTCCAGTTAAGTCTGGAGACAATCCTCGTCGTGCATCTTTCCTTGCTCGCATGGGAAATGCACCTGGCCCAGAACGTAAGCCAAATGGTGAGCCAACACGTTTGCTTCTTTCTCTGCAAGCTTGGGGAGCATCTTCTAAGGCTGACGCTAAGAGCAAAGCAGCCGCTATCTCTAAGCGCAATGCCGCAAAGAAGGGGAAAAAATAATGGCTGAGAAGAAAAAACCCGCAAAGCCTAAATCCAAGGTCAATGAGGCTGGTAATTACACTAAACCAGCATTACGTGCATCTTTGTTTAAAAAAATTAAGGCTGGTACAAAGGGCGGCGACCCAGGTGAATGGTCAGCCCGTAAAGCCCAACTGCTTGCGTCAGAATATAAAAAAGCTGGCGGAGGATACAAAGACTAATGGCTAAGGAAAAATCACAAAAGTCTTTAGACAAATGGTCTGATGAAAAATGGCGTACTTCAGACGGTAAGGAATCTAAAGGTAAGAAACGATACCTTCCAGATAAGGCTTGGGATTCCCTTAGTGATAAAGAAAAAATTGCTACTAATAAGGCTAAAGCTGCTGGTAATAAAAAAGGTAAGCAATACGTAGCACAGCCTAAAAAAATAGCAAATAAGACTAAAAGTTACCGAAAGGGTTAAACATGGCTGCTAAAAAGAAAGAAAGTCCTGCTACACTTAAAGTGTCAGGTAAAGTTCACCGTGTCTATAAAGACAAAAAAGGTGACGTTGTAGTTGACCATGCTGGCACTAAAAAAGAAAATGGCAAATACGACAAAATTGATTTAACCAAAAAAGCTGGTGCCAAGACAGTTAAAGCTGGTGTAAAAGCCACCAAAGATTGGCATAAAAATAACCCTCATAAAAAGATAGGTAAATAGTATGTGCGCATTATGTGGATGTGGAATGAAAAAGGGTCAAGCTGGATACGGCAAAGGTAAAGGCGCTGCAAAGAAGCTATCTCCAAAGCAAAGCAAAATTGCTGCAAAAGCTGGAAACCCAAAGAAAATTGATGCTGCTGATTTAGCCGCATTACGAAAGACCAAGAAAAAGTAATGTGTGCAACATGTGGCTGTGGACAGCCTAAAAATAAGCATGGCGAAAAAACTCTTGCCGCTGCTAATAAAAAGTTTGCTAAGAAAAAACCAGCAAAGAAGGTGAAAAAATAATGTGTAAAAAGTGTGGTAAAGGAAAGTGCGCTTGTGGTCCAATGAAGGCTTCAGATAAGAAGCAAGATGCTAAGACCATGAAGGGTATGACTCCTGCACAGAAGGCTAAGTTCGCTAAGGAAGATAAGAAAATGGACAAGAAGCCTATGTCTCGCAAGGAAGATACCAAAAAAGATAACGCCCTTGCTAAGAAAATTAAGGGTAAAAAGTAGGGACTGTAGTTCCAAAGAAGTATCCTATAAATAGGAATGATTTAGCCCTTGCAAAGGGGCTTTTTCATTTACACTTATAAGTAGTTCCATTGCAGGAACTGAAATACCCACTGCGAAATACCCCTGCGACTCCGCCAAGGAGATTACATTATGGCAAGCGATAGAATCTCTTCAGGTTCCGTCACTGACTTTTACGACGGCGCTGCTGGCGATGAGTCCTTAGGTAATATGGTGTGGTTTCTTATGGGTATAGCTCGTAGTGGGGGCTTTCGTTGAACGAACAACCTGATGCTATTCTTGGAGCAGTTAAAAACCAAGAACATGAACTCACTTCTCTATTAAAAAGTACGGCTACTCAACACGGCTGGGACGATCACATTGTATCCAATCTTACCGCTAAGGTTGTTGGCGACCAAATTCATGCTATATACCCAGAACATTTACGGGATTCTGTATTCAAACTTGAGTATGGACATGAGGCTAACCCACCTAGACCTGCATTTAGAGACTTTAATGTTAAATCCGAAAGCCTTATCGATCAAGCATTAGGTGAAGGTTTTATTAACGAATTAATGCGGGTGATGTCATAATGACATTTGTAATTGCTGAAGATGCCGCCCTTAAAACCTACCTTACTGGCATGACGGTATCAGATGAAAAAAACGCTTCCCGTTCTGTTAAAGTCTGGTTTGGGTTTCCTGATGTAGAAATCCGTGCCCAAGAATTTCCTTTTGTAACCATAGAACTTGTCAATGTTCGCAACGCTATTGAGCGCCAAACCTCTGGTTTTATCTACGACCAGGATTTTTCAGGTACGGTAACCCCTTCAGGTAATTTGTATTATGGATATGAAGTACCTATTGCTTATGATTTGTTGTATCAAATTAGGTCTTATGCCAGACATCCACGTCATGACCGCGCTATAATTTTTCAGTTAAGCCAAAAATTTCCTGGTATGCGTGGGCACCTCCCAGTCCCTAACGACCTAGGCACTTCCACTGCTTATCGCCATATGTTCCTTGAAAGCACATTAAAAAGCGATAGGGCCGAGGGTGACAATGGAAATAAACGTCTTCTACAAAATATCTACACAATAAGAGTTGTTAGCGAAATGACTCCTATGCCTAATTCAGTTACACCTGGACCAAAACCAACATCCGTAAAAATTAATAAAGAAGTTACTTCATCAGTTCCTTCTACAATGACAATTGTTAACTAGTTATTAAAACCTTACTAAGGAGAAACAATGGCTTCAGCCCCATATACTAAGCCTGGCGTGTACGTTGAAGAAACACTTACGCCTAATTTGCCTGTTGCACCTGCAATATCTAACTCTGTTGCTGTACTTATTGGTGTAGCTGACCGTGGTCCTACAACCACATCTGGTGCTAACGTTGTAGGTGTTCCTACTCTTGTAAGTACTTGGTCTGACTTTGTTAACACGTTTAGTTTTGGTTCTAGTACTAATACTTTTAGTGGCGCTGGTTTAAGTATGTCCACAACAGGTACAGCTTCTTCAGGAGCAACTACTGTAACAGTTGCATCTACTGCAGGTATTACTGTGGGTATGGGAGTGTCTGCTACAAACATTGATCCTTCTACTATAGTAACAGCCATTTCTGGTAGCGTAGTTACATTATCTTTAGCAACTACTGCAGCCTTTACAGCGGCTGCTATTAGTTTTAATAACAACCCACTTAAGTACGCTGTTAAATCTTTCTTTGATAATGGTGGCGCAGGGTTATACGTACAGCGTGAAATCAATACAGACGCTACAAAAGCAGGTATTAGTTTCCGAGATAGTAACGGTACAGCAACAACTGTTAATACAAACAGTACGACCGCAGTAACTGCAACGGCTTCCGCCTCTGCTACATCACTTGCAGTTCTTAGTACCTCAGGAATAGTTGTTGGTCAAAATATAACAGCGGTTTCAGGTTTAGCTGCAACTACTACAGTTACCGCTATTTCATCAGTAGTAGCAACAACTATTTCTATTAATACAGCATCATCTGGAGTTTCTACTATTACAGGTATAACACCTACTGGAGTTGTTCCTGGTCAAATGATTACAGGTACAACTAGTATTACTGCAGGTACTTATGTAAAATCTACTACTGCAAGTACCGTTGTTATTTCAGCTACTACAGCTAGTGCTATAAGTAATCAACCATTAGTATTTACTGCTAACAATCTTACAATATCTCCTGCTACAACTGGAACTGTTGCTGATGCGGCAGTAGTAACTCTTGTAGGTAATACGTTTGATTTTACAACAAGTACAACTGCACTAAGTATTATTTCTACGGCTGCAACATTTCCAACAGCTACTGTTGGTAAATCAATTAGTTTTTCTGGCGTAACCGCTACAGGATATACTGGATTAAACTCGGGCCGTTATGTTATTAGTGCAGTATCCGCTGATGCCAGTTCTATCAGCATTGTTTACAAGGGAACTGCAATACCTATTGCTGGTCAATCAACCGCTGTATCTGTCGTTAATGCTGCAGTAAGTACAACCCCAACACTTACAGTTACTGCTAAAGACCCAGGATCATGGGGGCAAGATGTATGGGTTGGTATTTACCCTAATAACAATGCACTTTACTTTGATCTGCACGTATTCTACTCAGCAACTGCGACCTTATCTACACAGTTAGTTGATGCTAACCGAGTAGAGCGTTTTACTAAATTAAGTATGGATTCAACAGACCCACGTTATTTTGTTAATAACATATCTTCTAAGTGGATTACTGTGGCAGATGCTAATTCAGCGGCTACTGATTACAACGACCTTCCAGCGTTTACGGGTGCATGGGGAACAGCAATTACTTCAGCCACTTCAGCAAATGTTATAGCTACTACAGGAGCTTTTACTTGGAATTCATCAGGATTTAGCACCTCAACAATTCAAGCTGCTAAACTTGGCCTTGCTTCAACTACAAATGCAACATTAGCTGCTAGTAGCCAAACAGGGTCAGATGGAACAACAACAGCAACAGCGGCTACGTATACCTACCCACAACTGGATAATATTTCACAACCACTTATTATTAACCATGTTGCTAGAACAGATGCGACAAGCATTAATGCTTTAACATTATATGCTGCAACTCGTACTGATTCTTTTGTAGTAATTGACACATTAAACGATACTGTAAGTAACACTTTAAGTGCTATTAAGAGTTATAACACTAATCAAAACTATGGTGCTGCTTATTACCCTAATATTGTTATTAATGATCCCGCTTCAACTACAGGCGCTCCTAAAACAATTGCACCAGGTGGAGCAGTTGCTGCTCTGTACACTGTTACAGATACTTCAAGAGGCGTATTTAAGGCACCTGCAGGTTCAGCTACCCGAATTAACTCAGCCGTATCTGTATATTCTTTAAGTTCTGATGAATTTAACACAATTGGTGGAACTACCCCTAATCTAAACATTATTCGTTTTGTCCCAGGAGCGGGTATTTGCATCATGGGTGCTCGTACATTAAAGAGTGCCAACACTGATATATATGTACCAGTACGTAGATCGCTTAATTATTTATCATCAAACCTAAAAAACATTACACAGTTTGCAGTGTTTGAGCCTAATGATGCAAATCTATGGGCAAAAGTTAATGGTATTGTTTCAGGATTCCTTGATGGGTTCTGGCGCAACGGTGGTTTGAGTGGAGCATCTTCTGCTCAAGCTTACTACGTTAAGTGTGATGGTTCAATTAATACTCCAGCAGCGGTAGCCGCTGGTGAACTACGCATTGAAGTTGGTGTTGCTTTACAGCGACCAGCCGAATTTGTAATTATTAAAATTGGTCAAATTGATGGTGGCGCTACTGTCACCACTTCGATTTAAGGAGAATTGACACATGTCTGAAAAACCAACTACTATCAGCGTAATTGATGATAGAGCCACAATCAATACCGACCCATTACGTCGGTTTAGGTTCCGTGCGGTATTTAAACCCGCAGTAGGTACCGCTACATTTGATTCACGTATTACCTCTTTTAGTGGTGGTTTCAATACCATTAATGGCTTAGGTATCTCAGTCAATGCTGTGACTTACCGCGAAGGTGGCTACAACACTACTGACCACAAGATTCCAGGTCAAGCATCATTTTCAGATATCACGCTTTCTCGTGGTGCTTTGTATGGTAATGATGGCGCTATTACTTGGATGCGTGGATTATTTGCCGCTGCTGCTGGTGACGGTATTGCGTTGTCACAAGCAAGCGGTGGAGGATTCCGTTGCAATGTGGCTATTTATTTAATGGATCATCCAAATGCAGCTGGTGTAACTAACGTTCCTCGTATGGGTTTTTATATCCATAATGCTTGGATTAACAACATTACGTACTCAGGTCTTGATGCTGGCTCTAACGATTTATTATTTGAAACAATGACGCTTTCACACGAAGGTCTTTCAGTAGCAATGTTAAACGTAGCCGCAGATGGAACTATTACAGCAGCAACGGGAAGCAAACAACCTGCAGGATTCTAATTTGTAGTATACTAATATGGATAATAATAAGGAGAATCAATGAGTTTTAGTGACATTTCTGAAATTAATAATTTAGCTAAAGAGTTTGAACAAGCGTTTTCAATTGAAGACAAAGTAAAAATTACAACAGAAGCACCTATATCTAATGTAGTTGAATTACCTGGTGGATTTGTTCTTTCTAACGGAACTCTGGCTACCACAGCAGAAGTTCGTGAATTAAATGGTCTTGATGAAGAAGAACTTGCTAAAGCCACAACAGCTAATCGTATGTTACACACAGCGTTTTCTAAAGGTTTAGTATCTATTGGTGGTAGTGAAGCGTATAAAGAAAATTTAAATACTTTATTATCTGGTGATAAAGAAGCAATTCTTCTTGGTATTAGAAATGTTACATTTGGGTCAAAAATTCCCTATACGTATACTTGCTCGTCTTGTTTAGAAGAACAAGATACTGAAATTGATTTACTAAAAGATGTAGAAATTACTAAACTTAATGATCCTGTTAGTGACAGAATCTTTACAGTAAAACTAAAAAATGGTGAAGCTGTAGTAACACTGCCAAATGGTGTTACTAATAAAAAACTAATGGATGCGGAAGATAAATCTACTGCTGAATTGGTAACTATTATTTTGTCAGGATGCTTAGTTAGCATCAATGGAACACCTTCTTTAGGGGTACAAACTGCCCTTAATCTTGGTATTTTAGATAGAGAGACTATCATCTCTGAAATCTATAGGCGCACCCCAGGCCCACGCCTTGGGGAGGTGACTAAGGCTTGCAAGGCATGTGGTAATGAAACTCCATTACCACTAAGTCTGGCTAGCTTATTTCGTATATAAATACGAAAACTACGTTGATTTAATGGACTCCTACGAAGCACTATTCCGAGCATTTCCTGGTTGGAGCCTTTCTGATGTGCGCTCCCTTTCCTACAGGGAAAGACTTAACTGGCTACTACGAGCTACTAGATAGGTGTTGAAATGGCTAATAACCAGAACTTTGGCGATATGATTTCATCGCTTACTGGTGTTGTAAACAAACTTAACAGTGCCATTAATAATATGTCCAGTGGTTTGAAGAACCTGGGTAATCAGTCTCAAACAATGTCTAATACATTTGGTGGAGCTCCATCTATGGGAGGCTATCAAAGTTCAGCCCCTACTCCTCCTAGGTTTTCTAGTTATTATGAACGTACTCAGTTTGGAAAAATTTTAGGTAGTACTTTTGGGCTTGCTGCTGGTCTTGCTAGCGCAACAGCAATGGCTCTTCCTACTACTCAAGAAGCTGTAGATGTTCAAGCTCTTGCTGAACGTATGCGTTTTTATGGTGGTGGTACTGGGTTTAGCGCTTCAGGTAAAATGGGCGGTGCTTACCAAACCCCTAAAGACGCTATGCGAGCACAACTTCAAGCTTCAGTTATGGGTACAGCTACTAGCCCAGAAGATGCTGCACTTGCTACAAATGCGGCCGCTCAACGTGGGTTACTTCCAGGTTTACAAAACTTTGGTGCTGGTAAAGGTTACTCGGGAATTATGGGCGGTGCCGCCTTAGCGTCTAACCTTTCCCCTGGTCTTGGGTTAGCTGGAGGCGTAGGTGTTATGGCCTCATTAAATAGCCCACAATTAATTAACATGTCTCGTATGTTTGGTATTCAAATCCGTAATGCCAAAGGCACAGGAATGATGGACTTACCAAATATTATTAATCAGTTGTACGATATTTTATCTAAAGCTGCTCCAGTTACTAAAGAAAATATTGCTATTTCAGCAATGCCTGGTAACTCTCTTGATAGCATTTTAAATCAATACTTTGGAATGGACCCTAACGTTCGTAGTGTTGTTATTGCAGGTTTAATTCAAAGAGCTTCTGGTGATAAAGGTTTTGGAAAAGCCGCTCTTATGGGAACAGGTGGCCTTACTGCTGGTATTGCATCTACAGGTAATAGAGCAGCATCTGAATTAAATTTACTACAACAATTTTCAGGTAGTACTGTGCGTAGCCTAATTGGCGCAAATAATGTATTACAAAGTTTATATGGCGGTCTTGTTAATGCTGGTGGAGATAATAGTAAAGGCAACAGCGTTATTTCTGGTGTTCAAAAATTTAGTACTAATTTAGAAACACTTGCTGGAGCACGAGGTGGCGCAGGACAAATACTTATTGATTCTATAATTGGTGCAGGTACTACTGGATTATCTGGTTTTGGTCCAATAGGTAAAATGATTGGTGCTACTGGCTTAGGTGCTGGAGCTTATTTTGGTTATAAGGAATTACAAAAATTAGGATTAAATAGCACAACTCCAAATAGTCCATTTGCAAAAGGTTCAGGTATGAATGGTGAAACTTTTAGTCCAACACAGGTTGGAGTAACTCCATCTACTGCTGGTCCTATTTATACAGGTGCTATTACTATTAATGTTTCTGGTGGAACTGACCAATACAATACCGCGTCTGCAATTACTGACGCTTTAACAAGGGCAATGTAATGGTTTTACCACCACAAGAAACATATACTTTTAGTAACCCAGGTGTTGCAGGTGGCGCTGGAGTAGAGAGCAAAGTTAATGCTGCTCTTAAAACCCCATGGGTTGATGACATTGATAGAATAAAAAAAGAAGTTAGTCCAACAGGCCTTAATGGTTACAAATGGAATTTACCTCCACATAAATGGAGCCTTCCTGTAGAACCATCTTTAGATGATATGGTAGTTGACCCTGCAACTAGAGCAATTGGTGCTACTCATAAGTATCGCCGTGGTCGTATATATTGGTATGCTCGTGTAGATAATGAATATGTAAATAGTAATAAATACAATGCTGATATTAAAAATGATCCTCGTTACGGGTTTCAATTTATGTGGAATCCAACCGAGTTTAGTACCTCAGTAGCCACTAATATGAGTGTTACGCCAAGTTTTGCTGACAAGTTTGCCTCTGTTGTAGGAGCATTTCCCAGTGGACAAGCCCTCAGTATTTCATTTGTTTTAGATCGTACTAATGATTTTGCTTGTCTTAATTCATTGGGTATTAGTGATGATCAGCTTACTTACTTAGACAAATTAGTTAATACTAAACTTGGTAACGATAGTACAGTGTTAGGTAAATCAGTAGCGGCTTTATTGCCTGAATTAGGATATTACCCTGGACTTTCTTTTGATTACGGATTTGCAGAGACACTTGGGGAAAAAGTTATTGATTTACTTCGTTATGGAACTACTTCTGATCTTGAATATATTTATAAAGCTATCAATGGTCCAGGTTGGACTAACGTAGCTACAGGTCGCAATACATCTGAAATTGGTTTTCTTCGCCCTACGCTTCTTCGCATTGACCTTGGCCCATTAAGTTATTTAGGATACGTCAGTTCTATGAACGTGGCTCATAATAAATTTACTAAGGGAATGATTCCTATGGCTACTACGGTAGATTTACAATTTAATTTAATGGCTACTGCAGGTTTGGTGACAAAATAATGGCTATTCGAGCAGGCTCTAGGTATGAAAAATCTATTGTAGATTATTTTAAAAAAACTGAAAATGGAATTACATATCCAATTGTTTTTTATTCTGCAGATAGTTTAACATCAATTAAATTTATTTTACATACTTTTACTAAAGGTGAAACATTAACTGGATTGTCATGGAGATATTTTAATCGACCAGATGTTTGGTGGATCATTGCTGAATACAATCCTGAAATTACTGATTTTGTAAATATTGCTGGCGGAACGGTTTTGCGTATACCTCATGTTTAATTATGTAGCTATTGAGTTTCCGTTGTCGCAAAATCCGCCACAACGTATTTCTTCGTTTACTCTAAAACAAGAACGCTATGCTCATGAAATTGCTACAGCCAGGTTTAGAGATTGGGGCGTACGTTATACAAGTATAAAGCCTGGTGACCCTGTACGTTGTGTGCTTAGAGGTAAAGATTCTAGCCGTGAATTTGTAGGTTATGTACATGATATTAAACCTAATATTTCTCCTAGTGCCAATTTTACTGAAGTAACAATTATTGGAGCTTCGTACAGATTAAAGCAAGCTAGACAACGTGTGTTTGAAAACATAACTTCTTCGGATGTTATACGTTCTATTGCTAATGATTATAATTTTAGTAGCGCTCACGTTGTAGATCACCCAAGAGTGTTTGAACAAATAACGCAAGCTGGACACACTGAACTACAACTTATGAGCCGTCTTGCTAAACAATGTGGATACTCACTTAGAATTGAAAATACATCAATTTACTATGCTCCATTTACATATAATTATTCTCAAAAACGTAACAACGCTAAAACATTTGTTATGAGTGAAGCTAACGATCCAGGTGGTTCTACGTTATATTCATTTCAATTAACTCTTGGAGATAGTGTTGCGTATCGAGATTCATATAAGTCTGCTGTTCAAGTAGGTGGCGTTAACCCACAAAATAATGAAGTTAATCTTGTAACTAATCCTCGCCAGCAAACTATTAATCAAACTAGTGCTACTGAATTTTTTGATAGTTTTGCTACTAATGTTGTTGCTCCTAGTTATGAAGCTGCTGCGTACGAAGCAAAAGCTGCGGATGAACGCAACAGATTTCCTTACCGTGCTCGTATACAAGTTATTGGAACTCCAGAGCTTAAGCCAGATGATCCTATTTATTTAGATGGTCTTGGACCTAATTACACTGGTTATTGGGTTGTTATGTATACAGAGCATAGTGTTGTTGAACAATCTCCAAACATTTTAAAATATACAACAATTGTTGATGTAGGTGCTGACTCTATTGGACAAGCTCAAGTATGGGAAGGTCAAGTAGTTACTGCTCCAACCAATATAAGTATAAGAGCACTAGTTCCAGATACTAAAAATGTCCCAGTTCAAAACGCATCATTATTAGTTGAAGGTACTGGTTATTATAATAACTCTGGATTTACTGAAGTTACTAATAGAACTACAGAATCAAATGTTAAACCTTACACTTGGCAAGCAATAAGCCCTTCATATTTAAATAATTTATCTGATATTAAAAATCGCACTAATTCTGTAATTAATAGGTTAAGGAACAAAAATGTACTCTGACCTTATTACTGGTGACTTATCAGATAAAAGATTTTTTGGTATTTATCGGGGGTTAGTTATAGATATTAATGACCCTAATAATCAAAATAGAATTAAACTGCAAGTACCTCAAATTTTAGGTAAGGCTGTTACAGGTTGGGCTTGGGGAGTAAGTCCAGCCGTAACAGCTACGTTATTTGTGCCAGACCCAGGTACAGGTGTTTGGGTAATGTTTGAAGGCGGAGACCCCAATTTCCCACTATGGCTAGGAGCGTTCTAATGGCTATTATTTTTAATTCTGTTTCTTCAAATAGCGTTATACCTGTAGAAACATATTCAATAGCTCTTCCATTTAATATATCTAGTAATAATAAAATAACTACTGTACTTGACTCTTCTCCTAAAGCGTGGAGAGATAGGGTACTAAGTTTGTTATCTACTGGAATTAATGAACGTGTTTGGTATTATAATTATGGTGCTAATTTAGATGGACTTTTATACGAAAGCGCAGCCAATGCTGTTGAAATAGGTCGTCAAGCTATTAAAGAAATGTTTATTTCTTGGCTTCCATCTCTTACTCTTCGTCAAGTGGTTCCTGGCTACGATAGTGATACTGGAACGCTTGAACTTAGTATTATATATAAACTTCCCAGCGGGGACACAGATTCTGTTACAATATCTACAGCCTCTCTTACGGCTGCAGGCGAAACTATTAAGGGCGTATAATGGCTAATAATTTGTACCTTCCACAGGTAGATTACACTTCACGAGACTACGCGTCTATTCGTGATGATTTAATTGCGCTTATCCCTAACTTTACTCCACAGTGGACTTCGCGTGATGCTAACGATGTTGGTATTGTACTTCTTGAGTTGTTCTCATATTTGGGCGATCTTCTTAATTTTCAAATTGACCGTGCTGCTAATGAATCATATTTAGGTACATCTACCCAACGTGACACAGTTATTGCTATCGCTAGTTTACTTAACTACACACCAAATGGTAATAGTCCTGCTTCGGGTATAGTTACATTTTCTAATTCAGGCGCGTCTGACGTTGTTGTTCCTAAAGGTACTCAAGTTAGTACATCTTCTGATGGAGTAAACCCCAGCATTATTTTTACTACAACCGCTGAGATTAATGTACCAGCATTTGCATCAGGCGTTAATGGTGTAGCAACGGCTACAGTGACTCAAGGGATTTCAACAACTGAAACTATTGGTACGTCTGATGGAACTATTAATCAAATTTATGCTCTTACTAATCAAAATGTATTTACAGAAGTTGGTTTAATAGTTTCTGTAAGTGGTCTTCAATACACAAAAGTTCAACATATTGTTGATTATGGTCCTGACGAACCTGTGTATTCAACTTATACTGATGGAACTAACACTACTTATATTTTTTTTGGTGATGGTGATTCAGGCCGTGTGCCACCATCAGGAACTTCAATTAGCGTTACGTATAGCTATTCTGCAACTCCAGGAAGTCTTGGAAACGTTGCTTCTGGTACTGTAGTTAATATTAATTCAGACAATATTTCGTTTGGTACTCTTACTGTTACAAATGCGGCTGTTTTTGCAGGCGGTGCTGACCCTGAGTCTACAGATTCAATTCGTATTAATGCACCAGCAGCATTGCGTACTCTTAACAGAGCCGTATCTTTATCGGACTACGGTCAATTAGCTTTACAGGTTAGCGGTGTAGCTAAAGCAAATGCTATTGGTACTTCTCTTGCATCTATTGTTTTGTACATTGCTGCCAACGGTGCTGCGGCTAGTTCTACTGCATTTAAAACAACTGTAGCTAATTACTTTACAAATAAAATGCCTCCTGGAACATCTCTTAAAGTTTTAGACTTTACCCCAGCATATCCATATTTAAATGCCACAGTTAACGTATTGCCTAATTACAATGTTTCTAACGTAGGTGTTGCAGCACAGTCTGCTTTGTACAGTTTGTTTGCTTTTGACAATGTAACTTTTAATGACACAATTTCTCAAGGAGATGTCATCTCTTCATTAAAAGCAGTAGAAGGTGTAGCAGGCGTTACGCTTAATGACTATGAAAAACTTCCTTCTATTTACTCACAATACGCAACGGTAACTGCAACAACTACATCTTCAACAACATTAACTACTTCGGTTACTGTAGATAGTTCGGCTGGGTTATGGGCAGGTGCCGCTATTACATCTATAACTAATGGTTCTTCAACTTTGTATTCTTATACTACCCCTGTAACTACTATTCAAAGTATTACTAACAGTACTACGGTAGTTATAACTAGCACTCCTACAGCAGTTACCATAGCTAGTGGTGCTGTTATTACAGTTCAAGGTAACGCGGGAACTACAGATTTAACTTGTGGAATCAATGAAGTTCCTGTACTTAACCCTAACTACATCTATGTCTTTACTACTGGTGGAACATCGTAATGGCTCAAGTACCAGTTACTGCTCCTAACTTTACAGTTAATGCAGATGCACGACCATCTAATTATTTAGTTAATCATATTAGTTGGGATGCGCCTAGTGAGAATATTAACTGGTCTGAGGTACGCCTTATTAGAAACACCGCGGGATACCCAGTAAACATTAATGACGGTGTTCAACTGTTTACCGAACAGTCTTACTCTATGTACGCAAAAGTTGCATCTGTACACGCAACAGGTTCTATTTCAGCCATTACTTATACAGGTGGTGGTACTGAAGGCTCTGGTTCCGAATTTACTACGTATACCGCAGTAAAACAAAGTGCTACTTCTGGTTCTGGTACAGGAGCTACTTTTGATATTGTACGTTCTTTAGATGTGCTTGGTGCAGTTTCCTCAGTAACTATTCGCTCCGCTGGCGGTAGTTACGCAGCAACCAACACTATTACTATTCCTAAAGAAAGTATTGGATACACGGCTACAGGTTTTGGTGCTTCAGTTACTGACTTAACAATTACTGTAGGCAGTATCACTAGCGGCGCATACGGTATTAAAACATTAGATACAATTGCTCAACCTGCTTTGCAAAGTACGTCGGTTAACGGAACTTATACTAACGTAACTGCTTTAAATACAGATACCGCTGCTGGTTCTGGCGTATCGTTTGATGTAACTAGAACAAGCGGGTCTTCTACTGCAACTATTAGATCAACAGGTTCTGGGTATAAAGTTGGAGATATTGTACGCATTCCTGGATACAATCTTGGCGGTAGGGTATCTACTACAGACTTAGGGCGCACAGCGTCTTTTCATGTTTATGATAACGGTTCTGCTACAGGACTTACTACCAATCCTGGTTATGGGGTTACAGGAACTTATTTAAGAGCTCCTAAGTATTATTACTCAGTGTTTCTCAAGTACACAATTAATGGCGAAACTACTGCTAGATGGAAAAGAATAGCTACTACATCTAGTTATGCTATTAAAGACAACGGCACATTAGATACCATACTTGGACATCTTCCTTTATTTTATCGAAAAGATTATCAAGGCAAAGATAATAAAGACTTAAGAGATTTTATGCGCCTTATTGCTTTTGCGTATGACATAGCAATTACATACAACAACGCCGTGTTTAATTCGTCTAACTCTTTAAATATAGATGATAAACTTTTAGACCTTACGCTTAAACAGTTTGGTTCTAAATTAAGTGACGTTGTTAGTGTAGCTCAAGGAAAAACTCTTTTAAATAATATTATTAGGTCTTATCAAGAATCTGGTTCTCTTAAAGGTATTCAAACTTTTAGTTCTAGTAGAACTGGATATGATACCTCTGTAGTACCTGGTCGTAACTTACTTCAAGATGCTGACACATCTTCGTTTGTTGAATCAACTGGCGCCTGGTGGCCTTTAGCAGCAAGTTCTTACGCAGCAGCTTCTCCTTATGCATCTAACCTTGTTTGGGCTGCTCCAATTTCTGCGGGTTCTGCTTCTTCAACTATTACATCTTATTTTGATACTAATGGTGTAACTCTTACTGGAGCTAGTAACGTAGGAACTCTTATTACGGTAGCAAATACTACTGGTTTACTACCTGGAAGAGCGCTAACAAAAACAGCTGGTAGTGGTACTCTTGCAGCTGGAACAGTAGTTACCTCTATTGTTAGTTCTACTCAATTTAAAGTTAATATTGCTCCTTCGTCTTTATCGGGAGCAACTTTAGTTGCGTCTTCTAACATTTTGTCAGGTATGGCAAAAAATACATCAACAACTGTAGCAACAACCGCATATTATTTAGGGCTTAGACCAGGTCAAGCTGCTGCAACTGCTGCTTCTGGTACTAACGTAGTTACTGTTAAACCTTCTTTAGCTAAAGTTGGCGATTACATTATTGCCACAAATACTAGTGCTGCTAGCAAAAGTTTTTTCCCACCAAATACAGTAGTAACTGCCGTTAATGCGTCATCTGTTACTCTATCTAATAACTCTTTAGCATCAATTGCTTCAGCAACTGCGCTTGTGTTTACCTCTAATGTACAAGCTGCAAGTTGGTCGGGTTCAACTACCAATGCAGTACAAGCAACTGTTTATTCAAGTGATTACACATCTTCTTTATCTGCTTTGCCTACTGTAGAGCCTGGAAAACCATACGCATTTAGTTTTTGGTTTAACGCAGGAGGAACTGCTGCTGCAACAACTACTGCAAGTATTACTTTTTATAATGCTTCTGGAAATAGTATTTCTACTACTAGTGCTTCTTCTACGGTAGGAGCTGTTGTATCTACTACCTCTTGGTACAGAAATAGTGTTACAGGTACTGCTCCTGCAAGTGCGGTATACGCGCAACCAAGTTTTGCTGTGTATCCAAATTATTTTGTAGATGCTATGCAATTTGAAAGTTACATTACCTCTAATGCTGCCTCGTTAACTTCAAACGTAGTTACCATACTTACAAATGTTGCTCATGGTTTTACTACTACTAATAACGTAACTGTAGTTGGTTATGGCTCACCTATTGATGGAACTTTCCCTATTGCAAGTATACCAACAACTACATCTTTTACTTACGCAGTTACTGCTAGTAATATTACTGCTATAAATACTACTGGATACGTTGCTTCAGCATCCACATTTCAAGATGCTCGTACAACTACAGTAAATATATTAGCTAACCGTAGAAATCTTATTACTAATCCAACATTTACAACAGCAACTACAGGTTGGTCAGTTAGTACATCGGCAGTTACAATAACATCAACTAATGCTCAATCAATTTATGGAACTACGTCTTTAAAAGTAGATTCTCCAGTATCAGCAGTTACATATATTTATAATACCAACAGAATTGCAGTAGTTCCTAGCAATGATTACACTGCGTCTGCTCATGTTAAATGGGGTTCTGGTGCTGGAGTTATATATACAATTGAAATTGATTGGTTTGTAGCTTCTTCAGGTGGTTCGGCTATTTCTACAGCATCAATGTCATCTTACTTTAATGCTGCTGGTACACAAGTAACTGCAACTACTGCTGCAGTTTCTACAGCAACTGGTTGGAATAGGTTATTTGTTTCTGGACGTTCACCTAGTAACGCAAATTTTGCTGAAGTGCGTATTATTCGTACTGATGCTGCTGGTAATACAGGAACAGTATATGTAGATGCAGTTATGTTTGAAAAATTATCCGTGCTCAAGCCTTACTTTGATGGTTCTTTTGATGGACAAAGTTACGCTGACGATAGGGATTCTTTGTGGGAAGGTACAGCAGATGCTAGCGTCAGCCACCTGTACTATAACCGTGTGTTTAACTCTGGTAAAATTGATTCTATGATTACGGATGGTATGTTCTATGCTTAGAAGAGCCAGCCAAAGTGGTTTAGCATCCGCTATTAAATCAATTGCTTTTGATTCAACAGCCCCAACAGTTGCAACAGCTGCTGCCGTAACTCTTGTTGTTACCACTGTTGATAATCATAACCTGTATCCTGGTGCTCGTGTTTCTTTTACTGGTATTGCCAGTTCTAATAGTGATGCTGCTTATAACGTAACTGGTCAATGGCTTTATAAAATTATTAGCCCTACATCCTTTAGCATTACGCCTACTCTTACTTATGCTTCACAACCTACGTTTACTCTTACTAATGCAACGCTTTGGGCTCCTAATGCAGCACTTAATGCTTACAACATTCTTTATGGACAACCTGTAACTATTCCTAGACCTACGTTCTATAACTACGCTTATCCTACAATTACTGCTACTCCTTCTGGTACAGGGGTTCTTGTTACTTGGGATGCAAATGGAATTGCAAATCCTGCAATTGATTCTGTAAAAGTTGAAAGACTTAGTGGAAGTTCAGTAGTTGCAACTTTATCTTCTGGAATAGACGCTACAAATTTTGCTAATACAATATTTGAAACTGGTTTGGCTGGTGTTACTTTAGCTACTATTGGTTCAGGAAATTCTTACACGTACAGAGTTACTGCTAAAAGTCCTCTTCAATCAAATATTATAACGCAAGATATAACTACTCTTTATTATAATAATATTGCTAGTGTTACTTCTTCAGTTCCACCAGCAACACCTACATATATTCAAGTATCTTGGGCAGCTGCTACAGGTAATACTTCTGTAAGTAACTATGAAGTTGAACGTGCAACTAATAGTGGATTTACTGTAGGGACATCTACGCTATCTACAGCAGTATCTGGAAGTTCAACTTCGTACATAGACACTACGGCTGCAATTAGTACAGATTATTACTATCGTGTTCGCGCTAGAAAAGATTTTACCTACAGTTCAACTAGTTACCCTATGTACAGTAACTATGCAACAACAGCTTCTTCAATTCGTGTAACTGCTATTAATACTACATTAAATGTAAACACTATTTCTAATACTTCTTATGGTACAGGCGCAGTAGTATCTGGAACTATATCTCCTAACCCAACTGGTGGCACAGTAACTATTACTGAGTCTGGAGTAACAGTAGGTACAGCAACAGTAGGCTCTTCAGGAACATATACAACTACGTTGTCTACGACTACTTCCGTTGCTACACACAATTTATCTCTTTCATATGGTGGTAATGGCATTTACCAACCTTCAACAAATACAGCAAGCTTTACAGTTAGCAAAGCTAACACTTCTATAACGGCAGTTCCTGGCTCTGCTACTACATATCCATCTACACCAACAATTACTGGTAGTGTATTACCAAACCCAGGAACTTCAACTTGGACGTTTACACTTACTGGAAATTCTGTTCCAGATTTGTCAGGAACAATTAACTCTAGTGGTAATTACAGTTTTGTAGCACCTAGCGGCAACGCAGGTACATACTCAGGTACCGTAGCTTTCCCAGGTAACGCAAATTACAACGCCTCTAGCTCAAGTGTTTCATATACAATTAATTCAAATGCTACTAATACTACAGGGGCAGTATCAACAACAGTAATAAATATTGGTTCGTCAGTAACGCTTTCCGTTAACCTTAAAACTGCTTCTGGTTCAAACGTGGCTAGTCAAACTGTTGGTTGGGAAGCGTCTACAGATAATAGTAATTGGAGCCATATTACTACGGCAACAACAGATGCTAGCGGTAATGCTACATACGTATGGACTCCAGGATCATCGTCGTGGAATTACGTCCGTGCTTACTATAACGGTTCTACTAACTACGATGCAAGCATTGGATCAGCAATTGCATTTAATATTAGGGCTAAATACACGGTTACTACAACAGTATCTGGTACTGCAAATACGTATAAATATTACGCTAAAATTGCAACTAATGGTCAAGTTGCCTCTACTTGGACAGCCCCAACAATTAGTGGAGCAGTTAATTTAACCGTGACAGGTATAGCACTTTCTATTGCTGGTCGCACAGGTTATACTGCACCATCGGTTGCAGCAGGTCTTTGGACAGGTGCTAGTTCAGGAACACTACTTGCAAATAGTAATAACGTTACATTAGGTCTTAAAGCAGATGGTGGAGCTACATTAGTTAGTTTTGATTTTACTTCGGACTTAGCCGTTTCTCAAGGAAGTACTTATTTTGTTGGTTTTTGGCGTAATCAAGGTACAGTTAACATGTATACACAATATGATTTAGATACAAGTAGCGGCTTAACCACTAAGTACGATAGTAGCACTACTTCTTCAATCACTACTTTTACTAACAACGCAACAACTGTGGGTGACACTTTGTTATATACAGTAACGTATTATTATTACAAGTAAGAAAACTTGCATATAAGCAAGCTGGGTGTATAGTAGTTTTCCTACTCTAAGGAGAACCTATGTACGATCTTATTTTTGTAGCGGGTAATGGTAAAACATCCCGTGCAAACGTTGAAGCATTAGTAGACGATTACATTCAAGCCAACCCCAAAGTTCAGTTTAGTCTGTGCAGTAGCTCTGGCATGTCCGAGGGTCAAGTATGGCTTAAACAATACCTTGAAGATAAAGAAATTACTTTTACTGTTGATAAAGAAATTAAAGAAATTTCTAGCGTTGATTTAGATAAACAAGCAATATTTATTCTATGGAACGATGAAGATACTGAGTCCCTTAATGCTTTAGCCATAGCCAAATCTTTAAACATTTGTGCATTTGATTTGGTACATGGCTTGTTTGAAATTCAAGGTAAAGAAGGAATTAGTGGGGTAGTAGCTCCAGAAATACCTATACAAGAACAGATTAATGAATATGAAGTTGAGCCTGAACTTGAGGATGATGAAGAAGACGAGTATGAGGACCCCCTATATCAAGCCATAAATCTAGTAGCCAGCATCTTTGCTGAGGCTATTGCTAAGGAACTCAAGAAGGTACTTAAGCGAAATGATTAGCAGTATCTCTCCTAAGGCTCTCACAGCCCTTATGGCGGGTGCAGCAGGTAAAGTACGCCTGACCAGGTCAGAGCTCTCAAAAGCCTTCCCTGGGCACGGTAGGGACTACTGGGGGGCTGCTTTAACCGAACTGGAGGAAGCAGGTTTCCTTGAGCGTGGTAGTTACCAGGCTGGGGCAAATAAACAATGGAATCATTTTGAAAAGATTACTGACCTAGGTTGGATGTATCTTAGAGATTGGCTACCCCCAATGGAAAACCATGAGTCAACTTGGGGAGCCGCAGACGGATTAGCCGTCGTCGGCAAACCCGTCGTTCTTATAAGTGAGAACCAGCTTATTAATACTAATAATAAAACTTATAAAGCTAGTAAAGAAGTTCGCGAGGAAAACCTCGCGAACGAATATAAAACAGTCAATATGCCAGTGGAGGGTAACTTGCCATACGATTTCTTTAAGGGCAATCCAGCGGAAGATGATTACGTCAGGGACGGTAAAGAAGAAAACCTTAAATACCGCGCTGCAAAAATGGAAGAAGGTAAAACCACTTTTGAGTCTAGAAAAAGTACCACAATGCGGACACGGCATAACCTTGCTCAAGAACTGTGGGGAAGCAACGAGGTTGCCTTTGAGTTTATGGAACGGTTAACTCAACATTTCCATATCAAAAACAATATTACGATTAGGCTTATTACAGGTGCGTTTGCTACGATGCGTAAAGCGCAAAAAACTACAGCGCTTGAAGAAATTAAAATGTTAGACTTGTTTTTTGCTACAACAAAGTTTGAGAAGTACGATGACGGTGAACATATGTGGAAGTTATTTATATATCGTGCATCAGAACTTGCGGTGCAAGCCAAACGTATGGTACAAAGTTCAGATCAGAAAGAGTCAGCTTCAGTTCAAGCTGCTAAGTCACAGGAGTGGTTAGATGGGTAAGATGAAAAATGAAGATATTGAACGTAATTATCGTGAAGCTGGTTTAACTGAAAGCACAGTTGCTCGTATTACACAGTGGATTCAAACAGCAAGTGAAGAAAAAACTTGTGACTGTGACTGTGGTGGCTGCGGGGAATCAAATGATTAACGTAAGTGAACTTCCTGTACGTCGTAAATCATGGTTAGCAATTGCTAACATTCCAGCAAACCGACGTGGTTGGGAATTGTCTGATTGCAAAGAAGTAACTAGCACTGATATCAAACGTATTTCTACTTGGGTTAACAAAGTTAAATCTGGGGAAGTAATTCGTGCTGAAGGTAAACCTAAGTGTGGTGTAGGACTATTACTTGTAGGTGAGCCAGGTCATGGTAAAACTACATTGGCGTTAACTATTTTGCAGACTATGCTTCGCACGTTTTCAATGGATGAGTTTGTAGTTGGTGATGGTAGGGTTTTAGTTAAGCCTTGTTATTTTGCTACTTACAATGACATTATTGAACTTAAAGGTAAATTGATAAGCAAGGATCATACTGATGAGCAAGAGCGTTTGTTTTTAGGTATGCATGGTGAGTGTGATGATGATGCTTACAATGTTCGAGTATTAGTTATTGATGATGTTGGTAAGGAACATGTTTCTGGCAGTGGTTGGAATAAAAACTTACTTCATCACATACTACGTACCAGATTTAATCTTGGACTTCCTACTATAATTACTACAAATTTGCCCGTTGAATCGTGGTCAGCAGCTTATGGAGAAGCAACTGGCTCGTTTATACATGAAGCTTTTGTGACAATTCAACTAGAATCAATTAAGGGAGATTTACGCAAATGAGCGAGGAAGTCATGGAAGACACAAAGTTAGTCCAGATTTTTTTAGGTGGAGCGGGTACACCAGGTCCAGGCATATTTGAAGTAAGCATTACAAAAGATAAAGACTTTATTTGTACATGCCCAGGTTATATGGGACGTTCCATATGCAAACATACTAGGTTTGTATCTTCACGAGTTAAGCAAAATAATGGCACTTACCCTTTAGAGATTTCTACCCGCGTAACTGATGATGATGCAAACAAAGCTCAAGAATCTCCAGAAGAGTTTCGTAGGTTTATTATTAAATTCGGAAAAATAGAAGTCTGTTAAATCATGTATAAAGGGGACATCAGTAATAGCATGCCAAAGCGTGTACTTGTAAACGCTGACATACTTATTGTGAAGATGCCTACTACCAAAAAGAAATTTAAAATTTTTAAAGTTAAATCGCATCATCTTGTTTTTGATAGGTTTTTGCTTAACAAATTTTTTCAATACGCTACTCGTATGAGTTTAACTTTAGAGTTAGTTTCGTTTGAGTACAAACCTAATGAATTAGAAGTAATATATAACGACTTAGACCGTGCAGGTCTCAACCCATTCAGAGCATTTATGTATTATCCTTCTCCCAAGAAGTTAGTATCTGACCTTCCTTATCGACCAGAAGTTCTAGGTGTAATTGACCCAGAGCATCAATTAATGTATGGTCGCTGGGGATTAGACTTTTAGGACAACATATGAATTATGAACATCTATTAATAAGCCGAGCATTATCTGAACGAAGTTTAAGTTATTTACTTGAGCGTGGGGTATCAGACCAATGGTTTTCTAATGAAGACGACAAGCGCGTTTGGACTTTTGCTAAAAGTCATCTTACTAACTACGGTGAGGTTCCTAGTCTTGATGTAATTAAAGCTAACTTTCCTACATATGTAGTAGCCACTGTTGCTGACTCACTTGATTTTTTAGTTGACGAAGTCGTAAAGACACAACGTACAGGTATTATCAACACTGCTATTCGTAACGCTATTGAAGAAATTGAAAAGTTTGGTAATCATGAGAATGCTGTTTCTATTTTGCAGAAAGGATTCTCGCATTTAGACGACAACGGATTTAGTGCAATCAGTGATATTGACATTACGCAAAACACTGAGGTTCGTTGGGAAGAATATCTTGAGCGTAAAAATTTACCTAACGGACTTCGTGGCATACCTACAGGTTTTCCAACTATTGACCAAGCAACTAGTGGTCTACAACCAGGTCAGTTAGTTGTTATTGTTGCTCCACCTAAAACAGGTAAGTCAACACTTGCCCTGCAAATGGCACACAACGTACATAGCAGTGGCAAGGTACCTGTGTTTCAGTCATTTGAAATGAGCAATCAAGAACAGTTAACTCGTTACGATGCAATGCGCTCACGTATTTCACATCATCGTTTAACCACAGGTACTCTTACTACAGAAGAAGAAACACGTTACCAAGGTAAGTTGCGTGGCATGGCAATGCTACAGCATAAGTTTTGGCTTACTGATTCCTCAGCAGCATCTGTTATCTCAGGTATTGCCAACAAGATTCAACAACTTCAACCAGATGTACTTTTCATTGACGGTGTTTACTTAATGCTGGATGAGCAATCAGGTGAGGCTAACACTGCGTTGGCTTTGACTAACATCACACGTAGCATGAAACGTCTTGCACAAAAGTTTCAGATTCCTATTGTTATCACTACTCAGACTTTGCGTTGGAAGATGCACAAGGGTAACGTAACTGTTGACTCTATTGGTTACTCATCATCATTTTTGCAGGATGCCGATGTTGTTTTTGGTTTACAACAAGAAGATGAAAACGTAGACGACACTCGTTTGCTTAAGGTTCTTGCAAGTCGTAATTCAGGACCACTTGAGGTTTCTCTTGTATGGGCTTGGGACACAGGAGAGTTCCGCGAGATTAGTGGTGATGACATGTGACCGTAGATGAAATGGAACGTGTACTAGAAGACTTAGGTATAGAACACGCAGGTAGTACTGGAAACGAAGTTCGTGGGTATTGCCCAATGCATGAACAACGAACAGGTAAGAAAGACCGTAATCCTTCTTGGTTTATTAATGCTGATAGTGGTGCTTTCATTTGTTTTTCATGCGAGTATAAAGGTAACGTTGTAACTCTTACAGCTGATCTTCGAGGTACATCTTATGATGATGCTAAAGATTGGTTAAACACAGGCGGCGATCTTATGGAAGCTTTTGAGCGGGCTATAAGCAAACCTAAAGAAGTATTTGAAGAGTTGGTTTACATATCAGAAGCATCCCTTGCAGGTTTTACAGACCCACCTATTGAAGCTTTACAGGCTAGAGGATTAACATTAGAAGCCGTACAACAATACGGACTTAAGTGGGAACCTCAAAGCGAGAGTTGGATTATTCCTATCCGTGACCCAGAGAACAATAAGTTACAGGGTTGGCAAATTAAATCGTTCAACGGTAGACACTTCCGCAATTATCCTGTAGGTGTAAAGAAATCAAACGGATTGTTTGGATTTAACCAGTACACAGGTGGAGATATGATAGTTGTTGAGTCTCCATTAGACGTAGTACGCCTTGCTTCTATTGGAATTTCTGGGGGAATTGCTGTATATGGTGCATTAATTTCAGACATTCAACTGAAATACATACGTTCCGCTGATAGACTTATACTTGCTTTGGATGCTGATGAGGCAGGGCAAACGTCCTCTCTTAAATTAGTACAAATGACTAAGACTCATAACTTTGAGGCTTGGTTCTTTGATTACTCAGGTACTTCTATGAAAGACATAGGTGGTATGAGTAAGGCAGAAGTACTAGCAGGTCTTGAATCTGCGCGACATTCAATTCGTTACGCTACTAAACTATAGGAGAGATAATGGCATTACCCATTATAAATGGTAAGATAACTTGCCCCTTTGGTAAGCCTGGGGCTATGTGGTCCTCTGGACGCCACGAAGGAGTAGATTTTGCTGTACCAGCAGGAACACCTGTTCATGCTGTTGCTGACGGAACTGTTGCTGGAATTGGTACTTGGGGTGCAGCTTTTGGCAAGCATTCTGTAATTATCAATCACGGTAGAAGCACAATGTGCATTTATGCACACTTGATGTCTAATACCGTTAAAGCTGGTGACAAAGTAACTAAAGGCCAACAGATTGGTCTTTCAGGAGGACGTCCAGGCCACGCAGAAGACGGAAACGTAACTGGTCCTCATTTACATTTTGAACTACAAAAAGGTCCAGGTTGGGTTCGCGGTGGCGGTCAAGACCCTGCTGCAATCCTTGCTGTATAATTAAACACATAAGAAAAGCCCAGGTTGCAGCCTGGGTTTTTTTTATGCTAGAGTATCTTTATCCATTCATTAAGGAGAACTAAATGGTAATCGCACTAAGCATTCTTGCAGTACTTGTACTTGTTATTGCAGGCGTAGTTGTATCACGTAACAAGAAGTTACAGCATGCTCTTGTTCAAGCAGCCAAAGATATACAGGCTAATCCAGATGTTCAAGCTTTTGAAAAAAAGATTGAACAAGAAGCCATCTCTAAGGCAACTTCTGTAGTAGAAGAAAAAGTAAACAAAGTTACTAAGAAAAAGTAATGTTTACGGGGACTCTACTGCCCTATCAAGTTGAAGCCGTAGATCGTATGTGCGAGCGTAGAAATATGCTTGTTGCATACGATCTCGGCCTCGGCAAAACGGTTCTTACAATTGCTGCTATAGAACGGTTAATGGGGGAAAATGAAATTGATGAACCAGGAATTGTTGTATGTTTATCTAGTCTTAAATATCAATGGGCTGGGGCTATTGAAAAATTTACAGGTGGTACATCTAAAGCACTTGTAATTGATGGCACTCCTAAGCAACGCGCTTCTCAATATGCAGAGGCGGAAGACTGGGTAAATTCTGGCGTTGATTACATAATCATGAACTACGAACAAGTAGTTAATGACTGGGCACAAGTTAGTAAGTTACCTCGCGGATTTGTTGTATTAGATGAAGCCACCGCTATTAAATCTTTTAAATCTAAACGTTCTAAGCAAGTAAAGAGACTTGGCAATGCGCCATATAAATTTGCTCTTACAGGAACACCTATTGAAAATGGAAAACCAGAAGAACTGTATTCAATTATGCAGTTTGTAGATCAAGGAGTGTTAGGTCGTTTTGATATTTTTGATTCAACATTTATCGTTCGTAATACTTGGGGCGGTGTTGATAGGTATAGAAACATACCTACGTTACATACGAAAATGAAAGAAGCTTCCGTTAGGAAGTCACAAAAAGACCCAGACGTAGCACCATATCTACCAGACTCAATTCATAAAGACCCTATTCTAGTTTACTTTGATCGTAAGTCAGCAAAACTATATAGAAAAATTGTAGACGATTTACTTCTTGAGCTTGACAATGCGCAAACTTTGTTTGGTGGGTCGTTTAACATATTGTCTCACTATGGATATAACTCTCAAGGCGGAAACCAAGCTGATGAGTTAAGAGGTAAAATTATGTCTAAAGTAACGTGCCTTAAAATGCTTTGCTCACACCCAGAATTAATTAAGTTAAGCGGTGAAAGGTATGAACAACTTGGAGGCTCGGGTTCTCAATATGCCAACATGCTATTGCTAGAAGGATTACTAGATGGCGTCACGTCTTCACCTAAATTAGAAGCGCTTATTACTTACGTTACTGACTTTTTAGATATCAATCCAGACAACAAAGTAGTAATTTTTGCTACTTATGTAGATATGGTAGATATGATTCAAGATAGACTAGGACTAGAACGTTCTCGTACTTACACAGGGCAGTTGGATGCTAAAACTAAAGAACATAATAAACTTGAATTTAACACTAATCCTGATGTGCGTATTCTTATCAGTAGTGACGCTGGTGGTTATGGTGTTGACTTGCCTGCTGCCAATTTACTTATTAATTACGACATGCCTTGGTCGTCTGGACTTGCTACTCAGCGTAATGGGCGTATCAAAAGAGCCTCATCAACATGGGAAACCATTGTAATCCAAGATTTTTTGGTTTCAGGTTCTATTGAAGTACGTCAACACGAGGCCTTACAACAAAAAAACTCCATTGCTGATGCTGTTATGGATGGTAAAGGCATTGATGATAAAGGCGGAGTAGACCTTACATTAGGCTCTTTAAAGTCATTTATTCAAGGAACTTCAGTTTAAGTAATACACCTTGTCTATTTGAACCCTACTTTTTTTTATGCTAGGGTAGAAGTGTATGTTAGACAGAACCAAACGTCTGACCACCGCCGTGGCGCTTCTTACAAGTTTACTTGTATCGCTACCCACAGCCCAGGGTCAGGCTAATGCTAATGAAATGCAGACAAAAATCGAAACAATAGTTACGGTTAAATCAACTGTATCTATTGCTAAACAATATATCGGAACCCCGTACTGTCGGGGTGGAAATAACCCCAGATGCTTTGATTGCTCTGGATTTACAAAATACGTATATAACCAACAGGGCATTAAGTTGCCATCAACCGCACAAGGTCAATACCGTATTGCCACAAGAGTTGCTACCTCAAAAGCAAAACCAGGAGACTTAGTATTTTTTATTACTAAGCATGGTTACGTTTACCACGTTGCAATTTATGTAGGTAATGGAAAGGTTATTCATTCGCCTAAGCACGGACACCGTGTACGAATAGAAAGTATCTGGACGTCTAACGTCCGCTATGGTAGGATTTAAACTACCAGCCTCCTTAGCTCAGTGGTAGAGCGTCGCTCTTGTAAAGCGAATGTCATCCGTTCAAATCGGATAGGGGGCTCGTAAGGCTAGACATGCCCTAAGGTGGGGCAGCGGACTGTAAATCCGTCGCGCAAGCATGCTTGGTTCGATTCCAAGGTCTAGCACTAATCCCTGCTAGCTCAATGGCAGAGCGTTCGACTGTTAATCGAAATGTTCGTGGTTCGAGTCCACGGCGGGGAGCAAGCCAAGATTATTATTCTTTCTTCGGGTAAACTTTATGTATTGCCCTTAGGAGAGAACTGGCATTGAAATCTTTTAAAATTTTTGCTGCTTTGGCATTTGCATTTGTTTTTCCGTTAAGTGTTGTTCAAGCAGATACCAGCCCTATACCTGGAGTTTTGGTGTCTGTGTACGATGTCTTAGGGCAAAATAATGCTCCTGAGTTACCCGCAGACGCTCAACCTACTTGCAGCATGATATTAGAGGACATCACACATTCCTTTGATGAGTCTCCTTTATGTGGGTTAACAGAGGATTTTATTGTCCATTACACAGGATACATAACCCCAACAACTGACTCAAACTTAGAGTTTATGCCTCAAGCAGATGACGGTGCACGTTTATCTATTGACGGAAAACTTCTTGTTAACGACTGGTACGACAAGGGCGGAGGCGGTTCAGTTAGTGAGTCCATACCCGCTAAAGCTGGCGTATCTATGGCTATTGATTTGTGGTACTACGAAAATGGTGGGGGCGCATGGCTTCAGTTGTGGTGGATGCACGACAACACATGGGAATTAGTACCTACAACAGTGTTGTCTACGGAGCCGTTCCCGCAGCCCACAGAAATAGTAACGCCCACACCGACAGACTCACCAACACCAGAGCCGTCACCATCAGACACACCGACAGTAGAACCGACCCCAGAACCTTCAGACACCTCAACACTTGAACCAACGCCTGAGCCAGTACCAAGCATTGAGCCAAGTTTGGACCCAGAGCCAACACCAATACCTGAACCTATTCAAAGCGAATCACCAACTCCTGAACCCACACCCGAAGAAACACTTACACCATCACCAGAACCGACTCCTGAAATTGTTGTACCAACGCCAGTAGAGACACAGACTCCAGAGCCTGAACCGACTGCGAGTGTTGAACCACCTTTGGAGCCAGAGCCTACACCAATACTTGAACCTACTCAAAACGTAACACCTGAGCCTCCTACTACGGTAACTGAATTGTTAAACCAGTATACCCCTGATGAGGCCATCCCATTTGATGTGCTTATGGCTTCGGGTATTGACTACAGTGAGCTACCTCCAGATCAACCAATTACTTTGGAAAATGGTGTAGTGCTTACCGCTGCAGTGGCAGATGCGCTTCAACTTTTTGAAAACCCATCCGAGTTATTGTCAGCGGTATTTACAAACCCAGGAAAAGCTTTAAAGGCTCTTTCTAATGTAGGTGCAGATATGACACCTGCTACCCGTAAGAAAGCACAGCAGGCTGCCGTACCAGCAGTCATTGTGACCCAAATTATCTCTGGTACAGCCTCCCTATTGATAAGGAAACCATAATGAAACTACTTAAGTGGTTCGCTAACGCATTTATTGAAACACTAAACCAATTATGGACATTGCTTGGCATGTTTGTAGCGTGGTGTGTGCTTGATGGTTCAGCCAAAACTGTTGTGGGATATGCCATTTTATTAACATTATTAATGTGGCTCATAACTATTGGCTTGCGTGACCAAGAATAATTGTGATAAGTTAAAAGGTGCTCCTCAACACGCAAACCTGGGCGATTGCCCTATGGGTAAGCCTCGTTGAGGAGCACCTAACTTTTTAATTAAAACCTGTTTTCTTGTAAATTTGTCAGTACAGGCAGGTATAATATAAATATGCCTAATGCACCTAAAACACCTACACGCACTCTACGAGTGGATGATGAACTCTGGACTGCTGTCCAAGAACAAGCCCGCATTGACGGAGTCACTGTTACTAGCATCATCATTGATGCTTTATACTCATATCTAAAGAATGCACGGGAACGTCAGTCGGATATGCTAGGGTAATACTACCTAGAAAGGGGCAGCATGGAAATCGCTGATATTGTAGAATTAGTACGCCAGAATGCTGTGCTTAAAGATCGTGTGGATAGCACTACGTCTATTCAAAATGAAATTAAAAACAAATTACGTGATGGCATTAAAGAACTTGGTGAAGAAGATGACCAAGGCCATATTGTTATAGAAATTAATGACGAAGTTACTGGCATTCGTAGGGTCATGCAACAACGCAAAGTATCTAAATCTTTAGACATGAGTATTGCTGAAGATATACTTAGAGAAAAAGGGTTGTACGAATCCTGCGTTACTATGGTTCCTGTACTTGATGAAGAAGCAATCATGGCTGCATACTATGAAGGTACAGTTACTGAAGAAGATATTGACAAAATGTTTCCAGCAAAAATAGGCTGGGCTTTAGTAATGTCAAAGAGTTAATCATGAGTGATTTGATTGACGAAATGTTTTCTGCTATAGATGAGTATTATCCAGGCAGTAAACGTAAACGAAAAATAGTTAAGGAAGAAAAACCAAAAGTTGTTGTTGAAAAAACTTGGGATGCTCGTCCTTACGTAAAAACTTTGCCAAACGGTCAAGATGTAGAAATGTTTACACTTGGCGCATTAGCACAGGCTCTAGGTCGGCCTATTGTTACGGTCCGAACTTGGGGTATGTTAGGGTATTTACCAACACCTCCGTATCGGTTAGCCGATGTGGTAGATAAAAACGGAGATACCCGAAAGGGGAGAAAGTTATACAGCCGTGCTATGGTTGAGGCTGCTGTAGAGTTATTCACTCAGCATGGACTACTTGAACTCGATAGAATAGAGTGGTCCGACCACTTGCAAGTTCCTCAAGAACTTGCTACGATGTGGGAAGAAATAAAAAAGCAAGAAAATTCCATTAATGCCAATAACACAGAAAAAGAGAAATAACAATGCCAGTTAATCGTTCGTTAGAAGATGAGAAGTATTCAGTTGCCGATAATTTCGGTGCAGACTTCGATGTAAACGCCCGCCCTGCTCAAGCAACCAGCGGTGCAGTTCAGTCAGGCTGGGATGCCGCTGAAAAAATGACTACCCCATCGGGTATGTTTCCAATTGATTTCAAAGCTTCAGAAGTTTTGCAGGTCATTAAGTTCGTTGATGAAAACGGACCGTTTGCTACATACAAGCAGCACTTCCTTACCAACAAGCCAGGCAAAAAATCATACATTTGCCTAAAGCCAAGCGGTCAGGATTGCCCATTGTGCACAGTTTTACAGCACAAGCCAGATGATAAGCGCGGGTTTACTATTGTCAACTTTAGTGCAGAGGGTGGACCACAGCGTCAAATCCTTACTGCAACCCCACCGTTATTCCGTACTTTGCTTGCAGCAAACAGTTCACCGCAAGGTCCACTTACTAAAAACTATTGGGCGTTGAGTCGTACAGGCGAAAAAGCTGGTACTACTTATCACCTAAACGTTATTAAGACTCGTGATCTTGATGAGGACTGGGGAATTAATCAGGAAGATGCAGAAGCAATTGCTTCAAGCACTGAGGTATACACTCAAGAAGTTATTCGTGAGACACCGTATGCAGAGATGCTTGAAATTGCTGAAAGCCTTCGCAATTCCTAAATAACACAGACTGCTACCAGCGGTGAGAACCCCCCTTGCTCACCGCTGGTAGCTCTTTAAGGGGCCTGAAATGAATATCATTACTACAGTTGACCAACTGAATGAAACGGTCGCACATTACTTAAAGCAAGATGCTTTTGCCTACGACGTTGAAACCGTAGGAGACTTTCGTGGACTTACTCCTATTAACGAAGTGTTGTGGATTACTCTGGCAACACATGGTCGTTGTGATGTTATCCCTATGGGTCACCCTAATGGAGATTTCTTAGAAGAAATATTTCCACTTACAGGTCAAGGCGAGAAGCGTGTAGAGGCTGGGCTTACTGCTCGCCCTAGTGATTATTCTCGCGACAAGAAAAAAGCTTCTAAAAAGTTTGGCACACCGCCTGCACAGCTATACCCTGCTCAAGTTTTTGAGGCTTTACGCCCTTTAATGTTTAACTCAGACATTTTAACTATAGGTCACAACTTAATTTTTGATCTGACTTCTATTGCTAAGTACTACGGTGGTGAAGTTCCTACTGGTCCTTATTTTGACACCATGATTGCATCATTTATTACTGACAATCGCAATAAGAATAAGTGTGGCCTTGACGCTTGTCTTAAGCGTGAGTTTGGCTATGAGATGGTCAAAGGTGTAGGTAAAGAAGTAGAAAAATATTCTTTTGCCGAAGTGGCTAAGTATGCATATCTTGATGCTAAATACACGTTTCTATTGTGGAAAGCACTTGCCCCACGTATTTCAGACAATGGGTTAGAAAAAATTATGAGCCTTGAGATGGAAGTGCTAGGGGTATTGTGCGCTATGAAACTTGAGGGCGCACCTATTGACGTAGAGTCACTTCAGATGTTAGATGCTCAACTGCGTGAGGACATTGAAACAGCTCGCGCTAACATCTTTGCTATTGCTGGTAAGCCTTTTAATATTAACTCTAATCAAGAGAAGCAGTTTCTATTGTACGGCCCTAAATCCGAAGGGTGTCGTGGGCTTAAAGCTAAGACGTTGACTACAGCAGGACAAAAACGTGTAGATCAAGGTAACAACCCCGAGTACACAGACTATTCAGTATCTGCTGAAACTCTTGAGGCATACCGTTTAGAAGACCCATTGGTAGATGCCTTGCTTACATACTCTGATCTTAATAAATTAAGCACCACTTACGTAGTTCCATATTTAGGTGGAGAAGTAGTGCGAACTACAGGAGGTAAAGAAAAACGTGAACATAAAGAATCACTTCTTATCAACGGTCGCATCCATTGTGACTTTGTACAACACGGCGCTGAGACTGGTCGTTTTAGCAGTCGTAACCCCAATCTTCAAAATGTCCCTGCACCTCATACAGTACACGGAAAGGCAATCAGAAACCTTTTCTTTGCCCCCGAAGGATACAAACTCGTAGTTGCTGATTACTCTCAGATTGAACCTCGTGTCATTGCTTCATTGTCAGAAGACCCAATTATGACTCAAAATTATCTTGATGGCTCCGACATTTATACAACTGTAGGTAATACTATGGGTGTAGACCGTAAGGCTGGCAAGACTCTTGTACTTGCTATGGCATATGGTGTAGGCGCAGATAAAATTGCTAGGTCTATTGGGTGTTCAGTACCTGAAGCCCGTGATTTATTATCTAGATTTGGTGCTGAGTTTTCAGCAGTTAGTTCATACAGAATTAAAGTTATTGGTGCTACTAAGATTAACACTCCCCCATTTGTAACTACTATTTTGGGTCGTAAGCGTTACTTACCAGAAATTGTATCTCGTGATCCATATTCACGGTCTGCTGCAGAACGTCAAGCCTTTAACACACGCATTCAAGGTTCTGCTGCTGACATTATTAAGCTTGCTATGGTTCGGGCATACAAATTATTGCCAAAGGGTGCTAAACTTCTTCTCACAGTGCATGACGAATTGGTTACATTAACTCCTATTGATAAAGTTGAGGAGACTGTAGAAGCAATTCGTACAGCAATGGAAGGTATTAATTTATTAAAAGTACCTTTGGTAGCAGACATTACAGTTGTAGATAGGTGGGGTGAAGCTAAGTGAGTTGGAAGTTTTGGAAAAAAAATGAGCCTGAGTACTACGTTGAGACACAGGACATACCTGCCACTACGTTGTACCGTTGGTTTTTATATGATCTTGGAATTGAAAATCCCAACAAATATGCTGACTCAGCAGGGTTTTCCCCTGTAAGTCCAGAAGGTGACGAGTTTGAACGTCGTGAAAGCCTTGAGCGTTTACTACAGGTTATTCCTTATAAACCATTTATTGAAATGATGGCTGCTTTTAATGGTGAAATTTTATCTAAGACTCTTACTAATATTCTTAGAGATAATGATTTAGTAGATGATGAATTTTCTTTAGAAAGTGACATGCATACAATGGCTGAGTTGTATACCAAGGTATCGGCTTCTGTACTTGTCCCAGCGTTTGCTGCCGCTTTGGAACTTGGTATTCTTGTTAACCCAGGAATGTATACAGATGGAGATTTTTATGAGTAACAATTGGTGGGCAGATAAATTAAGCACTCCAGCGCCTTCTGGAAGACCCTCACCTACGCCCCCTAGCACCCCTAACATGCCTGGACCATACAACCCTGTACCCCAACCTCAGATGCCCCCACAACAGGCTCAGAGGCCCCCTCAGAGCGCTTCAGCGTCACGTTGCCCAGGTTGTGGTAGCGGTAACTACGGTTCCAGTGCCTTAGCCCCTGAAGCTAAGGCTCGTTGCTATGATTGTGGCTATCCCATAATACAATCAGGTAGTGGACTAGGAACAGGTGTTCAAGGGGCTGCTGCTTCAGGACCAGCTATACCCGCACGTCAATCAACTACGGCTAACAATTTTAACCCACAAGGAATTATAGGACATATCTAATGGATGCAGACCTCGCTAAAGCAATTGCAAAACTTAATAAAAAATTTGGCTCAGAGATGATTGTTCTTGGAGCAGACATTAAAGACAACGTATTAGGTCGTATGACTACAGGCTCACTTGCAGTAGACATGATTCTCGGTGGAGGCTTCCCTGTCAACCAATGGCATGAAATTGTAGGCGAAGCTTCTAATGGCAAGACAGCACTTGCGCTTAAGACTGTTGCTGCTAATCAAGAACGAGACCCAGAGTTCACCACCGTATGGGTAGCCGCAGAAACTTGGGTACCGCAGTACGCAGAGATGTGTGGTGTAGACCTTAACCGAGTATATGTAGTAGCTACTAACGTTATGGAAGAAGCCTATGAAGCAGTAATTGAACTTGTAGAGTCTAAGGCTATTGACTGCGTTGTTATTGATTCTCTACCAGCCTTAGTTCCTATGGCTGAAGATGATAAAAACATGGATGAAGCAACTGTTGGTCGTGGAGCATTACTAACAGGTAAGTTTTTCCGCAAGGTAGGTAAAGCCTCACGTCGTTCCTTAGTAGAATACGAGCGACCTTTCATTGGTTTAATTATTAATCAGTACCGCATGAAGATTGGCGTTATGTATGGTGACCCTCGTACTACGCCAGGTGGAGAGGCTAAGAACTACGCATTCTTTACTCGTCTTGAGGTCAAACGCGATGAATGGATTGAATCTGGCGTAGGCCAAGAAAAGCATAAGGTAGGTCAAACTATCAAGGTACGTACTATGAAAAACAAATCAGCCCCACCTGCACAAGTAGCCTACGTAGATTTTTACTTTGCTGATGGTGAATGTTTTGCTGGAGAGTTTGACTTTGCTAAAGAAATTGTAGCCCTAGGTATTATTTACAAAATTATTACCCGTGCTGGTGCATACTATTCGTATGGTGACCGAAAGTGGCAAGGTGGAGATGCTGTGGTAAAATCTATTAGGGAAGAGGTTGACCTCAGAGAGGCGCTTGATAAGGATGTACGACGTGTCGTACGCCCAGAAGAAGGCGCTACTTATGAGGTGGCTGATGCGGTCTGAAGGCCAAATTCAGTCTAAGAAGCATGAGAACAGACTAGCCAAAGTTGTCAATGGTTCTACCGTTGCTGCTAGCGGAGCCTTTTGGAGCCGTAAAGGTGATGTTCGTTCTCAAGACCTACTTATTGAACATAAGTGGACAGGCAAACAACAGGTTACTGTCAAAGCAGTAGTTCTAGAAAAGATTGTTAAAGAAGCAATTCTTGATGGTCGGATGCCTGTCCTTGGATTTCATGTTAATGGCGAAAATTACGTCATGCTAGATGAAAACGATTTCCTGGAGCTACGCCAAAAGCTCCAGGAGTGTAAGTGCGAGACCCATTAGATGTAGAGAACTGGCGAGCGGATGCCAAGTGCAAGGGAATGAACACAGAATTGTGGTTTCCTCCACGCGAGAAAGAACTTTACAAAACTATTGCGGACAAATCAAAAGGCGTGTGTTTCGGTAGAGATGGCAAACCTGAATGTCCTGTTCGTAAAGAGTGTTTAATGTACTCTGAAAATATGAACGAACAGTATGGTATTTGGGGTGGGTTAAGCCACAGAGAACGTAATGCGTTACGGCGTAAAGCTGAACGTCATGGCAAAACTTTAGAAGAATGGGTTAAAAAAAACTAATGACATACGAGCCGTTTAAATGTCCTGACTGTAGTGTGTGGTGGCGTGGAGAGACACACAAGTGTGCTAGTGTACCTACTAAAGAAAGGTTAATTCCTACAAAGGGTTGGCTTATGTGTCCAAAATGTAGTAAAAATGTTACTAAATATGACTGGCATTCATGCAGTCATTATCCTGATTGGCGTAAAGAAAAGGGAAACCGAAAACATAATGACCCACCAGCCTATTCCTAGCGGAACACTTAAAAAATTAGTAGACATTGGTAAAAAAGAAACACGAGTACTGGGTTCTGTTGAACGCTGGTTATTAGCACAGCCTCGTGATGCTAGTCGTGCTACTGATGTTATTCATCCGTCAGCTATGGTTAAATTTGATTGGTGTCATCGTGCTGAGTATTTTCATTTACAAGGTGCTATCCCAGCACCACCTAAATATCGCGCTTCTATGAAGCAGTATTTAACTTTTGATGAAGGTCACCGTATTCATGACCGTTGGCAAACATGGTTTTGGAATATGGGGCATTTATATGGTAAATGGTCATGTTTTAATTGCCAACACACATTTTATGCAGTAAGCCCTACTGAATGCGAATCTTGTAATGCCTCTGTTAAAAAATTAAAGTACAGAGAAGTATCTGTTTACAGTAGCCAATACGGAATGTCAGGTCACGCAGATGGTTGGCTTAAAGGGTTTGGTAACGATTTACTTCTTGAGATTAAATCTGTTGGAGAAGGTACTGTTGCTTGGGAAGACCGCGTTATGTGGCAAGAGCATGGGGAAAACTTTAAATCAGTTTGGAAAGCCCTTAAATCACCATTTCATACACATCTTTTACAGGCTCAGGTATACATGAAGTTGCTTGAACTTATGGACTCAAATAATTTTCCTACTGAAGCCGTATTTATTTACGAATCTAAGGTAGATCAGCAAATTAAAGAATTTGTAGTTCCAAAAAGTGATTTTGGTATCGCACCTTTATTTGAAGCTGCTGCTATGATTATGGAGTCAATTAAGAACCAGACACCACCAACATGTAACATAAGTCCATCAGGTACTTGCCAAAAATGCGAAGGATTTTAAATGTCAATTAAATTACGTGCTGAGGAAAGCCAGCGTACTATTGATACTTTAGTTGCTCAAGGATTTACTATGGAATCCGAGTTTAAAGGTATTAATCCAATAATGCCACACGATATTACAGACTTAGATGACTTAGGTGTCATGCGATTGTTTCAAGAGTACAATGCGTTTTTATCATTTGTAGCCGCTCAACAAGCTTGCGCTCAAATTGATGAAAGTAACGCTAAAAAACGATTAGATTACGCAGAGGCAGCAGCAATGGAAGAGCATGCACAGCCTAAAATGACAGTGTCTGCAATTAAAGCTAAAATTATGGCTGACCCTAACATTTCTAAACTTATGCAAGCCCATACACAAGCACATGATTATCGTAAAGGTATTGAAATGATGCATACTAACGTAGAGCGTGATTGTGCGTTTCTTAGCCGTGAGATAACTCGTCGTACATCTTCAGGTTTTACTAACAGAGCCAGTAAGTTTACAACATGACAATAAATCATCAATGTGCTTATTGTGATAGTCATTTTGTTGAAGTTATTGACCTTATTGCACATATTAAAGAAGTTCATAAAAAATAATGCCTAATCCAAAAATTTGGGGAAACTCCAATTTAAAAAGTGCAGTAGCCGTTGGTATTGACCAGTCTTATTCTGGTTTTGCATTAACTGCTATTGACAATGAAGATAATTACTACACAGAAGTATGGAAGCTAGATGGTACAGGGGTGGAAAGGCTGGCTCAAGCTCAGTTTATTGTTCACAGTTTTACTAATCATTTTAAAGTAACTGCTACGGCTATAGAAGGCTATGCGTTTGGTAGTCAAATGGCTAACATGTTAGGTGAATTGGGAGGCGCTGTTAAGCTAGCCCTCAGAGAGATTTACAGCCCTCAATTTCCAGAAGCTCGGTATCCATTAATCGTCCCACCCACTAGTTTAAAGAAATACATTACTGGCAAAGGCCGAGTAGATAAAAACCAAATTCTTCTTCAAGTATACAAAAAATGGAATGTGGAATTTAACAACGATAACGCTGCTGATTCTTACGGATTAGCCCGTATTGCTCGTAATAAGCATGATTTTGAATACGAAAAAGAAGTTTATGACAAGGTAACTTCACCCTGATTTTGTATATATTATGCCTCATAATAGATAAAATAACCGTTCTACTATACGAGGTATAAAATGTCAGAAACACCAGAAGAGCAAGTTCTTAAGGTTAGCGCTGGGTCTAACCCACAATCTGTGGCTGCAGCCATTGCCCACAGTATTTATGAAAATCACACTTGTAAACTTCGTGCCGTAGGCGCTGGAGCCGTAAATCAAGCTGTTAAGGCAATTGCTATTGCCCGTGGATATACAGCACCAAGAGGTTTAGACCTAAAGTGCATCCCAGGTTTTGCCAGTATTGAGTCCCATGATGGCACTATTTCAGCCATTGTTTTTGTAATTACTTCAGACTGACAATACAAGGTTTCGTATCTAAACTTGAATAAGGAATTCCTATTCAACTCTAAAGAGGTTTTAATGGCTAAAACTTTAGCTCCTATGCCTGGTTCAGCACCAAGCAGCGCTACCCCTGTAAATGCTTCCGCGGCTCCTTCAAAAAATACCAAAGGTATGCCTCGTAAAAACACCGCTTCAGGTGACCCGTACGCACAGCCAATTGGCATTCGCAGATATGCTCCAAGAGAACGTGGTGGAGCAACTTATGGTGTACAGGTTGGCTTTGAAGCACACGTTGCTCCAGAAGCTGGTCCTACATTAGCTAATGGCAGATTGTTCAGTGCAGCAACAAATCGCAGCGCTCCTAATTTCCTTGCAGGAATGTCTGACCACGCTTAAATACACTTCCATGCACTATGGCGGACTTTAGACAAGCCCCGACTAAATTTAGTCGGGGTTTTGTCGTTTCTAAAACTTGTGGTATGTTATGCTAAAGAATCAAACATACGACAAGGAGACGTTATGCTTATTGATATTATTAATAAACACCTAAACGCTGCAGACTCTAAATGTTCATTTGGAGCGTGGTTAGCGCAGCAAGGAAAAGCAGAACAAGACGGGTTTGAACTTCTTATGAAAAAGAAACCCGTAAATGTTGCTAGTATTTATCGTTCTTTAACTATTGAAGTAGAAGACTTACCTTTTAAATCCACTACATTTAAGTCGCATATGCGAGGAGACTGCAAATGTCAAACAAATTAACTTTTTTAGAAATTATACAAGCTGCCTTACTTGAACCAGAAATTGGAGAATCAACAAATTTAACGCAAGCCACTCTTGCTACATTACCTAAAACAACTAAAGCAAAAGTAAAAAAGAAACCAACTGGTTGGAAATTAGCCGTTGTTCTTCCAGACGCACAAATTGGATTTCGCCGTTATGAAGACGGAACTTTAGACCCATTTCACGATGTCCATGCTATTGATATTGCTATGCAAGTGCTTGCTATGGCTGAAGAAGAGCATGGCGTAGATATGGTTATTAACTTGGGAGATACTATTGACCTTCCAATGTTTGGTAAGTATGCCCAAGAAAATTCTTTTTACAACACTATTAACGAAACATTGACAGCAGGACACTCTTTCCTAGCATCTCAACGTGCATTAGCCCCTCATTCTCGTGTTATTTTTATTGAGGGTAATCACGATTGCCGTATTAATAAATACATGAACTTTCAAGCTATGGCGGCTTCCCGTATGAAGCAAGTAGGTTCAGAGGATGCAGTAAATAGCCTTCAACACTTACTTCGTTTTGAAGATTTACGGGTAGAAATGATTGATGGATACCCAGCAGACAAGTTTTATATTAATGACCGTTTAATTGCTCGTCACGGTACAAAAGCTAATTCTAATGGGGCTACTGCTACGCGTTATTTAAATGCTAATCATTTGGAAAGCGTTATTTACGGTCACAGCCATCGCCAAGAACTTATGTACAAAACTCATGACACCCGCAAGGGAATGGTTCAAAATGTGGCATACAGCCCAGGAAGCTTATGTCGTGTAGACGGTGCAGTTCCATCTGTGGCTGGCGGTATCAAAGCAGATGAACGTCCTGTAGAACAGTATGAAAATTGGCAACAGGGTGTAGGTTTATTGTGGTACAAAGAAGCAGGCGACTTTAGTGGAGCCAACGATTTTACTATTGAAAACATTCACATCATGGATGGTTGGGCTGTTTATGCTGGTAATGAGTTTAGGTCAACAATTAAGTAATACGCCTGTAAAATTGGGATATGCCTCAAGCCCATCAAAATATCCAAAACTTAGGCGCCAACGGTTTATACGGCACTAATACCACCTATGGTGGTGGCGGTGTGCCAGTTGCTCGTGGTGACCTAGATTTTCTGCGTCTTGGAGTGGGCCGTGTACCATCTGCAGAGTACCCCGATGGCTATTTAGGGACTATTCGTTCCCGTCGTGATGACCGAGGCCGACCTTCTAGTACTTCAGACACAGTTCTGAACCAAATGAAGGTTCGCCTTGGTCAACGCGGTTATCAGCGTGGCGTTCATCGTGGTGAACGTATTGACCCAAGTGATTATTATTATCCAACTGAGTTGTCCCCTGAGCGTGGTATTAAACGCCAGATGAAAGCCAAGTTTGACGGTAATACTTGGATGACAACACGTTATGTAGAAAATCAAACACTAGTTCCAGCACCACATTTACCAAATGACGGTAAAGCTGGTCCTAATGTACGTAGTGATTCTCCATACAATGTAAACGAAAAGCGTGTTTCTCAGCTGTCAAATATGCGTCCAAGCTGGAGATAATCATGGGTAAATTTAAAACGCAAATTAAAATTGGTGGAAACTCAAAAACTAGAGGCAAAGGTCCTATGGACAAGCCTATTGTTTCTACTTCTCGCCCCGCAGATACTTGTGCAGAAGGTTGTCTATTTAAAGGTTTAGGTATTGACCATAAGCCTAGCGAAGGCGGAACCTCATGCTATGCGGTTAACAAGCCTGGTGGCGGTCCTAACTTATTCCAAATTGCAGAGAATAAAGGCGAAAGCGATACTGCTCGGGCTTTTAAAATTCTTGCACGTAATACTCCTGCCGAAGCAACGGTTCGTCATCTTGAAGCAGGGGACATTAAAACTCCTGAAGAGGGCGATGATTACATTGAGCAGGCTAATAAGTTCCATGCTGACATGCCTAAGACTAAAGGTTACGGGTTTACCCATAACCACCCTAATCTTGACCCAAATTCAGTAGAAGGTTGGATGTTACGTGCATCTACTGAAACTCGCGATCAGGCTGAGGCTGCCTCTGCTAAGGGTTGGAATACAGTCATTGAGTCCCCAGCAAATGACATGTTGTCCTCACGAGGCGAGCGTATTGCAGGAAAACCTGTTCGTCAATGCCCTGCTCAAACTCATCCAGAAAAAGTTGGGTGTGCTAACTGCAGCATGTGCCGTAATGAAAACGTCGTAGTTGAGTTTCAAATTCATGGCACAAGCAACAAAATTAATGAGCAACGTATTAGGGATGTCCGCCATGCAGAGCGTGACAGCACAGTAGACCTAGGAATGCCGTCTATGCCTGCACGACAATCAGTTACAGCATCACCTAGCCCAGACGGTGACTCAACTGATGTGGATAAGCCTTCACGTAACAGTGGGTTTATTACAGGATTTTCAGGAAGGAATATTTAATGCCAAATTTAACAAATGGCGTATATTCCAATCGTCCTTGGATTGCCCCACCAGAAGCTGCGTATCCTCCACAAGCTTATATTGGCCCTTTTGCTAGTAATCAAGAGCAGAATCTAAGCCAGGCTATGGCAGTATTGACTATGTCAAGTGAAGATATTCAACAATACGTACGTCCCAATCTTCCACAGATTCAGCTATTCCCACCAAGGTTTGGGTACGAAGACCATGAATACAGTATTGATGACATGGTTAACCTTAATGTTCCTGTTACTGAGCGGGTTGACACCCCTAACCCAGCAACACAGGCCGAAAGTTCATCCCGCAACACGTTAGGATATGGTATTTAATGAGTACCCCAGACTGGAAAAAAAATAATTACGACCTTAGTATTAATGTTCCTCAATCTAACATTGATACGCTTAACTCAAACCAAACGTTTGAGGGTAACGTAGCCCATTACAAAAAATCTGGCCTTGACCCAGTAAGTCGTGAGGCTATGAACCGTTTTTACGGAGTAGACCGTGTTAAAGGTGTCTTTGGTGACGCAACACCTACTACTATGACACCTGGACGTGGTGGTGACCCAGACAGTCCAAATAACCGAGAAAACAGAGCAGACGAGCCTGAAAGTCAACGACCAAACGCTCGCGAAGATCGCGGTCCTACAGTTCCCCAAGACCGTGGGCCAAATCCAAACCGTGTTCCACCAGTGCGTGGCATTACCCCGTACGTGCCTCCAGCAGTTGGTCCAGCAGTGTTACCTCCTCCACCAACAGTGCGTGTTCCACCTACAGCAAGTATAACTCCAGGACCAACTACCCCAGCACCTACGCCTAGCGCTACTTCTCGTTTTCCAGGAGTTAACATACCTACTAAACCATTAAATACTCCAGCACCTAACGCAAATACGCGCGAAAATCGCGTTACATCACTAATGGCTTAACATGGCAATTGACCCAGGTTTAATGACAGATTCTACAGGTAGCGGCATGGCTGGTGGTACAGATGTTGGCGTATTTACCCAAGAAAGATTGAAAAATACGTACTACAATAATAGTAAGCCTTGTATTGAGTGCGGTCTTAATTTAGACCCGTACCATGCATTGCATAATCAATATTGTGCAAATTGTAGTAATCGCAAGTTTTACAAACACGTAAAGAACGGAATGGTGTCCTAATGACCGTACCATATCGCCGCTCGCCTAATGCAGAGCTAAATGAAGGATCAACCGATGGAAAATACCGAAAGCGTCGCCCAAATACAACAGTCGCTGCTGGCATGGGTGACCAGTCTGTTGTAGCCAACCGCGCTGGTTTGCATCCATACATGAATTACGGATTTATTAACTCTGAAGACCCACAAAAGGTTAACCCAGGTAAATAAAAATGGGTAGTAGAAAACTATCCCGCACACTTAGGGATTCTCGCGAAGCCTGGGATAGCGCAGGATCAACGTATGATGATCCTGATGTTGGTGCGCAATGGTCACACCGTAAAGACTCTGAAACAGGCGCTATGGTGTATTACACACCACAAGGTAAAAAGTATGTTCCAGAGAATCCAGCTCGTGAAAGAACTGTAACAGCTAATCCTACCCCTGTTGTTGGTCCTGATAGGCCAGCTTCTAGAGCATCTGTATCTGGTGACCCTAAAATAACTACCCCAAAACCTCGTGCAGAAGCATCTCAACTTGTAGAGACTATTGAAAGCGTAGACCCTCAAGCAGGAATGAGCCATCTTGAAAGACATAAAGCTCGTACAGCAGAAATTGCGCAAAAAAACGCAGAAAGACTTGCTAGAGAACAAAAAATTACAGGTGCACCATCTGAAAAATCTAAACCTAAAAAAATGGTTACCAAAGAACTTAAATTTAAAGGAACTGGTCCAGATGACCCAGAAGCAGGTACATTTGTAAGTGATATGGACATACCTGACCCAGAGCCAGAGCGTACTAGAACTGCTACTGTTAATGAACCAACCAAAGGTAGAGCAAAATTTAAACCTTCCAAAGCTGAATCAACTCAAAAAGCAGCTCTTGAAAAGGGTAGTGCATCCGATTACTGGTTAAGTACTATTGGTAAAGAAAGTAAACCAAAAGAAGCATCAGAAACAACTGGACGAACAACTACTGGTCCTCAACGTAAATATGATGTAGCTCCACAAGGTGCTGTTAGTGACTTAGGTGTAAAAAACGAAGCTGGCAAAGACGTTGGTGGTTTTTGCATTAATTGTGACAAGCCTATTCCAGGTGTTCAAGCAGCAACTCCTGTAGGACAACGTAGGAGTTCAACAGGACATATGATTGCAGTATTTGCTGAATCAAATAAAGGACATGACAGGGGTATATTTAAACCGCGTGATGACACTTTATGTGCAGAATGTACTCCTATGAGCCAAACAGTAACAGCAGAAGGCGCAAATAAACTGGCTGAAAAGTTTAACGTCTCCCGCACCACAAGAGGATAATTAAACCTTTATGCTAAAATAGTGTTATGGACTTTAATAACGCTATAGATTTAGGTGCAAAAGTTAATCAAGACGAACCTATGATTCGTGTATTGGTATGTCGTAATTGCAAAACAATTGAAGAATTGCCAGATTATGATGGTGATCCAGCAACCGATACGTTGCTAAACATCCTAGTATCTAAGCATCAAAAGCCTGTTGAACACATTGGTATTCTTATGAAGTTTCCGTTTAAATATTGGGCTGTGCCAAAAATTCAAGCTGAAATTGTTAAACAGATTAAAGGTGGTTCTGAAGGCCTAGATGCCTTTCAAACTAATTTTTATGCCACTAAAAATCAATTTGCAGAAGACGCTATGTCTTGCTTTTCAGAACATTTGCGCCCAAAAGGACAGTGCCCAGACTATAAATCTGATAAAAAACTACTTAAACCTGATACTGACGCTGACCGTAAAGAGGCAGGTCTTGAAAAAGCGGGCAAAACTGGCCCTAAAGTCTATTTATGTGACTTTTGCCCAGTAAAATCCTTTAATATGCAGAAGTCTAACGCTGAGAAGGGGCTATATAAATAGCCTTAAAGTAGTAGACTAGTAGTACACAATCCAAATTACAGGGGTGATTACCACATGTACATAGAACTAGTTTGCTCCTGCATGGCGTCAATTAGCGTTGAGCTTGATAAAGGTCGTGAAGATGCTGGTTGGTTACTTGTTGGTAGATTTTCTGCTGCACATGTAGTATGTGGATTAGTAAGCCCGCTTCTTGAGCAAAAAGAAAAGCCAACTAAAATATTTAACATTAATGCAAAACCAGAGCAGGATAGTCTGTGAATTATTACGAGACACTTGCTAGCCAAGCCGAAGAAATTAATATTGAACCAGGCGAAACATCCTATTTCAGTGATTCTAAAAGTAATTTAGACCCACGAATATTTCGTGAAGGTGTGCTACTACCTTCAGTTCGTGACGCTATCCTTACATTGTTATATAACCATTTAGCCCTTGGTTACAATGAAGCGTCAGCATGGTTAAAGGTATATTTAGCAGGTTCAGGTGTTTCGTATAATTGGGCTGCTCACAGAACTCCAGCCGATCTTGATTGCTTAGTATCTGTAGATTATCCACAATTTAGACAATCTAACCAAGAATACAAAGGTTGGTCTGATTCAGAGATTTCAGCAGAGATTAACCAAGGATTTAGAAACGAACTTCACCCCCGTACTAATAATTTTTTAGGCGAATACGAACTTACGTTTTATGTTAATACCAATTCGGACATTACTGCAATAAAACCATATGCAGCATATTCAGTTCTTGACAACTCGTGGGTAGTTCCACCTAGCGTTATGGAACCCCCAACTGACCCAGAATGGTCATCAGCAATAGAGCGTGACAAAGTAAAAGCTGCTGAAATTGTTAATAGATATACAACAGCGCATAATCAAATCAAGAATGCAGCCAATGATGCCATGCGAATCAATGCTGAAGCTGCGCTAGCTGTTGCAGTGCAACAAGGCTCGGCTATGTTTGAGGATATTCATACTTCACGAAATACAGCATTTAGCCCAGCAGGTCAAGGATTTGCGGATTTTTCAAATTACCGTTGGCAAGCAGGAAAACAAAGCGGGGTTGTTCCTGCATTAAAAGTTCTGCACGACATGTCAAGTGAAGCAGCCTCACGTTTTGCAACTACTACTTATGGTGTAGAGTTACCTGATACAAGCACACTTATTAGACGGGCTTATCGACCATAGTGTGATAGGTTAGATCAACAACAGATACTACTTGGAGAACAAAATGAAACAGAAAGATACTGTAGCTATTGGCTGGTGCCACGCTGGTGAAATTGACACCGAATTCGGCCTTAGTATTATGCAGATTATTAGAGATGAGCCTAAACGTGTAGGCGATTTTTTCTGCGTTGAAGGCTTAGGATTACTGGCTAAAAGTCGTAATATTATGGTCAAGCATTTCCTTGATAATACTAAGGATGACTGGCTACTTATGCTAGATGCAGACGAACGTATTTCCCCACATACGTTTAGATTATTAGTTGAAACTGCAGATCAATATGTTCGACCAGTTGTTGCAGGTCTATATTTTGCAGCCTTGTGGGAAGGTCCAAGCTTACGCCCAGTCCCATTGATTTTTAAAGCGGACGCTGAAACAGGGTTACAGCCTTGGGATGACTACCCAGAGAACTCAATAATTCAAATTGCTGCCGCAGGTACAGGTTGTCTTTTAATGCACCGTACAGCCCTACAGAAGCTTCGTGACGAGGTTGGGGAAGAGCAGCGTGACTGGGCATGGTTCTTAGATGGACCTATTGGTGGCAATAAATGGCTATCAGAAGATTTAACATTTTGTTCAAAATTGCATAGCAATGAAATACCTATGTTTGCACATACAGGGGCTATCCTGCAACATCACAAACGTATTTGGGTAGATGAAGCGCACCACCGTGGTTGGTTAGCCAACAATGAGGCTGGGACAGGGCTGGATCAATTAAAATGACAGGTCAATATGAAGATGAATATGAAGAAGTATGGCAATTATGTGAAAAATGCCATACCCTTTTACCCACTGTGACGTATTCCCCTGGCTCAGGAAACTCGTGTGATTCATGTCGGTCTTAATTTTTGTAGACGGCATTATGCGTAGAGACCGCGATCAATCCATTATTATGGAAGGCGCAGCCCTTTACAAATCTTTAAATGAGACTAACCGTGTCATTCTTATTTGCGACGACGCAGAACGTACTGATATTTGGCTTAAAACTAATAATTTAGGCAAAAAATTAGATGATATTGTTGCAATTATTGATACTCCTTTAGATAACCCACGGCTATTAACTATTGAAACTTTGCGTAGCAAAGGCAAAATTGATTACGTGGTTACAGAAGACACAGAATTGGCTAAACAATTAATTGAACGTGGCATTACTACTTTAGTATTTCTTAATCCAAGATATACTCGATCAGAATTTAGACCAGATGGTCGAGAAGGTATTAAAAGTTGGGCTTTAATTAACGAAGAATTAGACCGTCAACAGGGGATATATGATGAGGACCCTAGGTTGTGAGACTAATTTATCTGGGTGCAGATGTACCTAGTAATCGTGTAATTATGGAAACAATGGGTGTTAAACACGTAGGTGTATCTTTTTGGAGACTTACTAAACGCGGATTGCCTAAAAATAAACGGTATATGCTAGAAAACTATTTTCCTTCCTATATGAGTATTCACATACATCCTGGTATTCCAGATGGCACGTTTCTCACTGAGGTAGAAATGGAAGAGTTTGCTGTAGCCTACGAAGACTTTCTAGCCCATAATATGGACAGGATTGCCTCATTTACAGAAATAACGCATCCAATGATAGCCAAGCGGGCTCTTTACACGCAGCGAGAAGCTGCTTGGTCAGAAGAGGAAAAGTTTTGGGCCACTATTAGAGACGATAGTTCTTACTCTGAAATTGTGGATTTATGCCAACAATACACAAACGTAGCAATTCCTTATGACCTTATTGAGTCTGATGTGTCATTATCAGCAAAAACTAGGTCATTATCTAATCAATACGGAACTACGTTTCATGCGTTAGCCTGTGCCAAGCCAGATAATTTGCGACAAATTAAAGTAGCGTCAGCAACTACACAGTCTTGGTTATCCCCTATGATGCGTGGAGAGACCATTGTATGGGATGGTAATAAATTAGTTAGATATCCAAAAAAGATGAAAGAACAAGCCCGCCCAAGATATAAAGCAGTGTACGAGAAAGCAGGCTTGGACTTTGATAAAATTGTACAAGACGACCCAGTTGAGGTGGCTAAACTCGCCTTGTGGTCTTATGACCAATTTGAGGAGAGATTTAATATGGTAAATAATCCATTCATGTCCGAACAAGATGATGACGATGATGAGTTTACTTCTGAAATTAAAGACTTTATAACAGGTAAAACCCCAGAACTTGACATAAGCCAGTTATATTATAACAGTGCTGAAATGCATAGTGCAGGAAACGCGGAAACTACCCCCGTTGTACATGATAAGAGGGGGGGTAACATGCGGAAACTTGAACATAGGGATAGTAACGAAATGGTCACCTTACCTGTGTTTGCAACAGAGATTAAAACTATCGTAGAGCAAGATGAAAGTGGATATGATGTTATTAAAGATGTTCCACTTATGCGGTCAAATGCAACCAGTTTGCGTATGTGTGATACGTGTTTTGTGGCATCAAATTGCCCTGCGTTTAAACCTCAAAATAACTGTGCATTTAATCTTCCAGTAGAAGTAAAAACAAAAGACCAGTTAGTTGCACTGCTTAATGCTATTATTGAAATGCAGGCACAACGTGTAGCATTTGCAAGGTTTTCTGAAGAATTAAACGGCGGATATCCTGACCCTAACACAGGTCAAGAAATGGATAGACTGCTTAAGTTAGTTAAAAACGCTAAGGACTTGCAGGACACTTCATCATTTATTAAGATGACTGTTGAAGCCAAAAATGGAGGCGGAGTTCTTAGTCAAATTTTTGGAGAAAAGGCTCGCGATTTAACCCAATTACCAAATAATGGGTTGTCTGAAGATGACACTACAAATGTTATTCGAAGGTCTATCGAGGACTAACTCTTATAATATAAGAGACTCCCGTTCCACTATGGAACACCACTTTAGTAAATCACTCACAAATAAGGATAGGTATGCTGTCATTTAAATTGACGGAAGATTTCATTTCAACGTATGAAGGTAAGAAAGTCCCTTGGGGATATCAAGACGCTGGCGGTAACGCTGTGGGTGAAATTACGTTTCTTAGGACATATTCTCGTAAGAAACCTGATGGCACAAAAGAGACTTGGGTAGAGGTTTGCCGTCGTGTAATCGAGGGTATGTATTCTATTCAAAAAGACCATTGCAAGACTAACCGTTTGCCTTGGAATGAGAACAAAGCACAGGCTTCAGCAAAGGAAGCGTTCGAACGTTTGTTTGAACTTAAATGGACACCCCCAGGTCGTGGACTTTGGGTCATGGGTACACCTATCGTAACCGAGCAAAAGAACTCGGCTGCTCTCCAAAACTGCTCATTCGTGTCTACCGAGTCAATGACTAAGCACAACCCAGCCAAGCCATTTGCATTCCTAATGGAAGCCTCAATGCTAGGTGTAGGTGTGGGCTTTGACGACAAGGGTGCAGACAAAGAGTTCACCATTTACGCGCCAACACAAACTATCACCGAGTATGTAATCCCTGATACTCGTGAGGGCTGGGTTGAATCTACCTCGGCTTTGATTAACTCATACCTACGCCACGACCAGCCAACCCTTAGTTTTGACTATAGTGAGATTCGTGAAGCGGGAGAACCTATTAAAACGTTTGGTGGTACGGCAGCGGGCCCTGATCCATTGAAGGCTCTGCATCAGTACATTATCAGAATGTTTAAAGATAGAGAAGGTTCTCTATTAACTAGAGTAGATATTGCTGACATTGGTAACCTTATTGGCGTGTGTGTAGTTAGTGGTAACGTTCGCCGTTCTGCTGAGTTGCTAATGGGTCGTTTGGATGATGAAAACTTCCTCAATCTAAAGAATAGTGATGTATTCCCAGAAAGAAACTCCTATGACCCTAAAGCACCAGGCTGGGGATGGATGTCTAACAACTCTGTTGGCATCTCTGTTGGGGATGACTTGTCAAACATCATTGAGGGAATTGCTCTAAACGGTGAGCCAGGAGTTATTTGGATGGATGTCACTAGGCAGTATGGTCGCCTCATTGACCCACCAAACAACAAAGACTGGAGAGCATCTGGGTATAACCCATGTGCTGAACAAAGCCTTGAGTCATTTGAGTGCTGTACTTTGGTTGAAACTTACCTTAACCGCCATGAATCATTAGAGGATTACAAGCGAACTCTTAAGTTTGCCTACCTATACGCTAAGACTGTTACGCTTCTCCCAACTCACTGGGAAGAAACCAACGCTATTATGCAACGTAACCGCCGTATTGGTACGTCAATGTCTGGTATTGCTAACTTTGCTGATAAGAACGGCTTACCTGCCTTGCGTAACTGGATGGATAGTGGGTACGACACCGTTACTCGTTATGACGGTATCTATTCGGAATGGTTAGGTATTCGTGAGTCAATCAAGACTACAACAGTAAAGCCATCAGGAACAGTATCTATTCTTGCTGGAGAATCTCCTGGTGTGCATTGGACTCCAGGTGGTAAGCACTTCTTGCGTTCTATTCGTTTTGCTAATGATGACCCTATGCTTCCTCTCTTTACTTTTGCAGGATATCGGGTTGAACCTGCTAGTGAGTCTCCAAAGACTACTAGCGTAGTTTTCTTCCCAGTAGAATCAGATGCCTCTCGTAGTGAGAAAGATGTCTCTATTTATGAAAAAGTTGCTCTTGCTTCTATGGCTCAACGCCATTGGTCAGACAACTCGGTATCAGTTACGGTATCCTTTAATAAGGACACCGAAACTAAAGATGTTGGTACAGTCCTTCACCTTTTTGATGGGCAACTCAAAACCGTTTCTTTCTTACCTATGGGAAACGAGACTTACCCACAAATGCCGTATACGCAAATAACTGCTGATGAGTATCTAGACTACACAATGAAATTGCTACCTATTGACTTCACTGATGTCTATGCAGGAATGGCAGCCGATGCTATCGGTGAAAAGTATTGCAGTACGGACTTCTGTGAAATACCTAAACAATAATTAAATAGAAAGCCCCCTAGTTAATCAAAACTAGGGGGTTTTTCTTATGCCACTTTTTCCTACGGCCGCCAGCTATTTTTCAAAGATGCTAAAGATGCATAAGTTGTAATAATGATTAGATTACAAAAATTTAATTAAAACTAATAGGATTTTTTTATACAAAACCTTCTCCCCAGCTGGGCCTAGGGGTCTGAAGGAGGAGAGGGTATACTTTGGACAAGAAAAAACCACCCGTTCCCGATTAGGAGAGGGGCGGTAGTTTCTGGTCTATTTTATTATGCACTACTCAAAACTATGAATTAAATCTCTCTGTTCGGGAGGGATGCTAACTCCGTTATGCTTTCGTAATGTTCTACTGCTCTTGTTAATAGCAACAGGGTTATTACAGGCAGGGCAAAGTGTAGTCATTTTGTTAGAGTCTGGATATGTCCAAAATGGATGGTCACTCTCATCCACAGTCCCTACAAAATAGCATGGGTTAGTAATGTGTTTATTAGCCATTATCGCTTCTTACCCTTGCTAACATAACCTGTTTTTTTCTTATTCATAGAGCCAGGTGTGTTATACCCACCTCGGTTAGGTACATTACGCTTACGCACTTCTAGTGCTTCTAATACTTTTTCGTGGTGCTTACC